CGCCGTTCCTGAATAGCTGGAATTCGAGGTGCTGGTTGTTCGCGCTGCACGACTGCGACAGCGTACAGATCGTCAGGTACACGCCCGCAACGTCGGCGATCAGCTCATCGGTGTTGAACGTGAAGCCGTTGTTGTCGCCGGCAACCCACCCCGACACGATCTGATAGAACGTGCTGGCCGCTGTCATCGTCGTGACGGCGGAAGCGGACGTGGTCATCTCGCCGTAGGCCGCAGCGCCAGGCTGCGCCGGGGATCCCTGCGGCCCCGTCGCGCCGGGTGGTCCGATGTCCCCGTCCAGGCCGTCGTCACCGTCCAGGCCGGGGATTCCCTGCGGCCCAGCCGGACCTTGGATGCCTTGCGGTCCCGTGAGACCCTGGATGCCTGGTGGGCCAACGTCGCCGTCCTCGCCTTGATCGGCAGAGAGGAACACCGCAGGACCGACAGCCCCCGTATCTCCGGTCAGGCCGCGAGGACCGGGCGGACCTTGGTCGCCGTCCTCAGTGTCACCGACGAGGAACACTGCCGGGCCGACCGGACCCTGCTGGCCAGTGAACCCCTGCACGCCAGGGGGACCCATGTCGCCGTCCTCGCCAGCGTCGCCGACGAGGAACACCGCCTGGCCGGCTGCGCCAGCTTGCCCTGCCGGGCCGGTGCCGCCGCTGGTCAGCAGCTCGCCGTTGGCGTTGTAGACACGCCACCCGTCCTGGTCGACGGTGGCCCAGCCGTTCGCGGGGATCGTGAAGCTGCCGCTGATGCGGTTCGCGTCGGCGGTGCCGTTGACGAACAGCGCGACGCCCGGCACGGGGATGCCGGTCGTGTTGGCGAGGTGGATCGTCTTGATCAGCGACGTGATCGGCGAGGCCGGACACGTGTAGAACGTCGCGGCGGCGTTGCCGAGCTGGCCTTGCGCGAGCACCTTGTACGTCGGCACGCCGACGGAGACTTCGGCACCTGTGATCGTGTACGTGACGGACGCGCCTGCGCCCGCAACACCTGCGACAGTCTCACCGCCGGTCAACGTCAACATCGACTAGACGTTCCCGAGAACGGTGACGGTGACATCGGGGTGTGTGGTGGTCGCGTCGTGCATGTGTTAGCCCGCCATGAAGAACAGGTAGCCCTCGTCAAAGCGCACCGATTGTAACACGATAACCTGAGGCTCTAGATCTTCACCGTCTTGACCTGGAACACCGGGAGCGCCGGTAGCCCCTGTCAAACCCTGGGGTCCGGCGGGGCCGGGCACGCCTGGCAAACCATCTTCGCCTGACTCGCCGTCAACGCCCTGTACGCCTGCAGGGCCACCTGGACCGGTCGGCCCAGCCGGTCCAGGGCTGCCGCCACCGCCACTGCCACTGCCGCCGCATAGGTCGGATAGTTTGCCGTCGCGAAAGGCCATGGTTTACACGGGTGATTGTAGCGTAACCCGGCAGATCAGCGCATCGGTTGCGCCTGTCGTGCGAACCACCAGCATCTGCTTAGCTGTGAGCACGAACGACTCGCATTCTGTCGTAATGAAGTGGGTTTCGGTTGTGCCGCACATGATCAGCAGCTCGTCACCGATAAGATCGCGCTTGTGGACGGTCCACTCGGATTGGCCGCCGAGCCTGAGCTCGACCGACCGGACAAACACGGGGGCCGATAGATCTGGATCGATCAGTCCGCCGACCGGTCCAGGTGGATAAGCCTCGAGGCTATCTCGACGAACAGCATCGCCGATGGGGGCAGTTCCCGAGAACTGCCCGCCAGCGGTTACTCGCTGCTCGATCGTACGAAACCCAAGACCCACGGCTTAGAACTTCCCCAGGGTGATGTCCGCCGCCAGTTTCGCATAAACCAGGCTATGGAGGGCGTCATCCGGTTGGTCGATCGGATGGTCGTACATCATCGTTCGGGTCCGATCGTTATACTCGACGTACTCCGCCAGGATGTCTTTGGCGAACGGCTCGAACTCCTCCCACGCCGGGAACATGAAGTTCCCTTGCTTGATGTCACCGAAGAACTGTGACAGGGCGGCGTTCCGGTTCACGATGAATTTGTAGGCGTTGGAATCCCAGCGCTTGCGCTCGCCCAGGTTGGCCGAGTAGGCGAACTGCATGACACCGTCTCGTCCGCGACTCTTGAATAGACGGCTGTTCATGCCCCAGCCGTGACCCCAGTCGGCTCCGATGATCTCCACGTTCCAGTGCGCGCAGATGTGCTCGACGTCGGGCAGGATGAGCTCGGGGTCGACCTCCTTGCCGACGTACCGCTTCATCATGAAGGGCCAGAAGATGGCGTCGTTGATGTACGCACCGAGGGTCAGGACGGTCCAGGATGCAAACTTCTTGCGCCCCGAGTTGACCTCGCCTTCCTCTCGACCCTCGCCCCAATCGATGCCGGCAAAGATTCGCAGGCCGTTGTGGGACGGCCCTCTGGAATAGGTGAACTTGGAGCTGTCGTTGCCCTCGTACTTTTTGGATGGCCAGCAATTCTGCTGGATGTCCATGCGAGTGACTGGGGCTGAGGCGTTGTCGTAGGAGATGCCCAAGATCTCGTTGTTGAACTTGGACTCCGGCCACTTCTCATGGGGAAGGACGATCTCCGTGCGCCAGGCATCCTCCGACTGCTTCCACGGAACCATCAGCTGTGAGATGTGGTAGCCGATGTAGAACTCGTTGGGCGCGAAGCTGACCCACTGCCCTTGGGCTGGGTTGATCGCCTTGCCGCACTTGGAGCAGATGAGCCCCTTTTTGCCGATGCTGCGGGCATCTAGGTAGTTCCAGTAGCGACCGGCGTCCCCGCCAGCGCAGTCACAGGGAACCATCCACTCGTTCTGGGTCGACCACTGCCAGTACTCCTCGAGCGTGTTGGAGAACGTCAGCGGCGTACCCGTGATCATCTCCTTGCCCGGAACGCCCATAGCCAGGCGGGACGCCGACAGCGACTGGCTGATGACCTTGATGTTGTCCTTGAGTAGGTCCTGGGCCTCATCGAAGAACACGCGACTGGCCGGGATGCCTCGAGCTCGAGCAGCCGTGAGGAAGGCGTAGCGCAGGAAGATGTACGAGCCGTTGGCCAGGGTCTTCTCGAAGACCTGATCGGTGACGCCCTTGCCGAAGAGGTACCGAGAGACGAACGGGGAGTCGGTCAGCGTCGGCCGCAGCTTCTCGTTGGAATACTGCCGCGTTTGCAATGCGGAGGGGGAGACATAGAGCGAGCGCCAGTGTGGGCGGATGATGGATTCCAAGATCTGCAGGTTGCAGACGGTCGTCGACTTAGCCACCTGGCGCGAACACTTCATCACCAACCGCTCGTCATCATCGTTGTAGATGGGGAGCATGAAGGCGTGGTTGTCCAGCCTGAGCGGACGACCCAGGTGGTAGAGCACGGCTTGGGCGATGTCGCTCTTGCGACCCTTGAACGTGGGGCGCTCCTTGCCCGGGCGCTCCATCTGCGTGAGCCGCGGCTCCCAGTCGTATTCGCCATTCCACTTGACGTCGTTCGAGAACGACGGCGGGTCGATTTCCTTGCCGGTGAAATCGAACGGGTCGGCCTCGAGCTCGGCGTTGGGGTCGAGCTGACCCGGATCTTCCATCACTCGGCCTCGGGCGGCTTGGGTAGCTCCGGAGTACCAACCTGCCCCTGGAGGTCGGCCAGTGAGATGTGATTGGACTTGGAGATCTGAACCGTGAACAGCCCGTTGAAGTCGTTCGGGATCGACGTCTCCACGACCTTCTTGGGAACGTGGGCGGCCAACGCCACCGCTGCCTTGGAGGCCATCTCGCCCCAGCGAAAGGCGTCTGCGGCGGCCGGAATGGGCTGCTTCATGGCCAGGTCATACTGTTCAATAGACGTGTTCATCAACCGCCTGAGCACGGCGTCTGGCTCCAGGGCATACTTCATGCCCAGGATGCACTGGACTCCCTCGAGGGTCGGATTCTCGAACCCAAGCGCCAGATAGTGACGCTCATCCCGTTCCATCGTGTCGATCAGCGCCTCCCAGCTGCCGGCCGGCATCGGGCGCGCATCCCAGAAGATGTTGCGGTATGTCTCGATGGCGTCAGGGGTGACGTCCATGTCGAAGTGGGGGGTGAGGCTGTCAGAGATTTCCGTGGGGGTGGCCTTGGAGAACAGGAACAGGCCAATCCGGATCCTGGCCTGCCGGTTAGCAAAGATCCGCGTCGCTACGTCCAGCTCCGGCGAGACCGCACGGCAACCAAACTCCGGCTGAATCTCCCATAGCGAACGGAAGCCCTCGCGTTCCGCCCAATCAAGGACGCCGACAGTCGTCGCGAGCTCGTCATCGTCTGAATCTAGATGACGAACGACAGCGTACGGCGCCACCTTCCTGAAGTCGGACCTGGTATCGGTGAGCCATAGCCCGCCAACGGGCGGCAGCCCGTAGCGCTTCAGCGTTTGGTTGACGTCAACCTTGCGCGAAACCAGGAACCTAAGAAATCGCTCGTAGGGGTAACGCACACGTCTTCATCGAACGAACCCGTAGGGGCTCGCCGCCGGGAGGAGACGACCGCCGACATGCGACCGGGACGACTGCTTCACGGCAGACGTCTTCTCTTGGGTTTTGCTGAGCATCTGGAGTCGCTCCAGACCCGACAAGATCTTCTGGATGTGGGCCATCGCCCCGCGCACGTTCTCCTCCGGAATGTCCTCCATGCCCAAGCGCGCCGCCAGGAGCAGCTTGGCCAGCATCTGGCTCACCTCCTCCAGCATCGGCTTGGCCGACGAGAAGCGGGTGATGTTCTCGTTGTTCACGAACCCGAGCGAGAGCACGGCATCGACCGCCTGCGCATCGTCGATCGACGCCGCACACTTCAGCAGGTCGACGATTGGGGACCGAACGGAGTCGATGAACGCCTTGATCTTGGGCGAGGCGGTCTTGATCTCCCTGGCAACCTTGGGGAAGCGCAGGTGGTGAACCTCGAGGCGGATGTGATCCTTGGCCTTGTTGAGGACCTCGGCCACCTTCTCCGAGCCAAGGCCCCAGTATCCCAGCAGGAACTCGGCCTCATGGCGTTGCAGGCTGTTGAAGTCGAAGGACACCTTGGCCATCGGCCTGGCGTTGGCGTTCGGGGTGCCGGGGGTGATCGGCATCGGCGTCTCGGCCTTGGTATCCATTGCAGGGGCCTTGGCAGTCACGGGAGGGGCAAGCGGCTTGATCTCCATCGTGTTGCTGCCGGTCGGCGCGGCATACTTGGCGATCGGCCCGCCCTTGAAGATGTACCTACCATTGGCCGTCGCGACCTTGATCGGGTTCTTGTCCAACCACTCCGCCGCGATGCGCTTGAAGTCGTCGGGGCCTTCGGAGACCTGGCAGAGTCGCGGCATTCGGACGAAGAACATCTTCGCCGACACGATGTAGTTCTTGCCTGCACCCATGAGGGGACGAAGCGTCGACTTCTGCTTGTCGTCGATGGCGACGATGCCGTCGACATTTGGCGAGATGATCAGGTTGGCGATCTTCCCCTGGTAGTCGATCACGCCCAGGCTGCGCAGGTTCTTGTAGACCGTTACCGAGGTGACCTGGAAGGGGCAGGTCGCCATGACGCGATCTCCGTCTCGGTAGACGAGCGTCCCCATCTTGCCGGTGTCTGGGCGGTCGGCCTCGAGGTTCACATCGGCGTCGTCATTGAGGGCGATGCCGGCGATGCGGCCCTGCATGGAGGCCAGGGACTTTCCCAGGAAAAGCTTGATGGGCTTGGTGGCGCCGTCGAAGTCGACGACGTTGGTGATCACCCAGCCCTTGGCAAGCACCCCGTCAGCATCCTTGACGCCGTAGCGTCCGAACTTGTCGACGGTGCGGACGATGCGGTCGTCCTGCAACGGATCGAACACCCAAGGGTTCAGGTGCTTGCCCAGGCTGATGTCGCCGGCCGGTCCGTCGACCTCCTTGCCATAGACGGTCTCGGGCGGGATGACGGTGAAGTGGCCGAACTGGTCGATGCTGTTGAGCGGGTCCTGCTCGTAGTCCCAGAGCTCGGACCTGCGCAGGTTAAGGAAGTTCCTCAGTCCTTGGCGGTCCGTTGAGATCATGACCGGGTCATAGACTTCGTCGGGAGCCGAGAAGAGCCGGTACTGGTTGGGTCCGTCCTTCTTGACGGTGAAGACCTCGGACGCGCGCTCCTTGTTGGAGTCGTCCTGTTCGGTCTGCTTGGGCGCCTCTGCGGCGATCTTGTGCAGCAGCCGATCAGTACCGCGGCGATGGTAGGCGCTCAACAGAGCCGGCGTGGCGGCAATGGCCGTCTTGAACATGCGCAGATCTTCGGCGCCCAGGGTGCCGCTGATTGCCTTCAGCATGGAATGAGGCGAGGAGTACGAGTACTTGCCGCCCAGTGGAGGATTGCGGACCTCTGCAAAGCTGTCATCGGCCATGCTCGGCGGGGCGCCAACGGGCGCCAGGCCGGTGCCCATGCTGGACTGGTAGAACACCTTGGCCAGGTTGTCGTCAGTCAGCGGGTAGACCTTGTTCTCCTTGAAGAACAGATCGATCGGCGCCAGGTTCCAGGACTTGACGATGGCCGGGATGCCGATCGAATTGCCGCTCTCGTCAGACGCGATGGCGGAACCGATGGCGTACCCCTTCTCGTCGTCGACCTTTTGGAAGGTCACGACGACGTTGAGGCCCATATCTTTCGGCAGCTTCTCGGCCACCAGGGCGGCGATCTCCTGCTGCCACTCCCGGACGTTGTCCGACAGCTTCTTGTACTGCACCCGACGAAACTGCGGGTCTTCCGAAAAGAGGTTCTCCATGGCGTTCTCCTAGACGAGCGGTATCGGCGGACCCGGTGCGAAGGGCTGCACTTTAACAGCCCCCAGTGTAAGCCCAGCGATAACCTGAGCCAATCCGTTTGCTTGCTGTTGTGGGGTGGCGTCTGGCGGCTGCGGGCTGTTCACGATCGGCGACAGCGGCAGGAACAGGGACACGGCTCCGGCCTGGGCGGGTACCGGCAGCCCCAGCCAGAACGTGTTCAGCGCCGATAGGAATAGCGACGGACCAGCCCCGGAAAGGTTTGGATTGAACGCAGTCTCCAGACCCGAGGCGAGCGCAGATTGCTTTGCGATCGCCGCCGGAATTCCACCCGCCGCGACGTACGAGACATACGCCGCTGCCCATGCCTTGGCCGATGCGCTGGTCGTGACCGGTGATGTCTCTGGAATGAACATCGGCAGGAACCCCGCGGTCAGGACGGATGTGACAACGGATACTGGCATCAAAGTTTAGGAGGGGTCTTGGAGAAGAACGCAAAAGTCGAGAGGATCTTATCAGATAGCTCCGCCTTCAGCTGTGCCAGATCGACCGGAGTCGGTGGCAGCGGAGGCGTAGACGGCCCCCATGCCGTCCCGACCTTCAGTTGCGTGATGATGTCGATCAGCTTGGAGAATGCTTCTACCAGCGCGTTGCCCAGCACTGCCGGCTCGTTGGCTGAAGACCCACCCCACTGGTACTTCGGCCCCTCGCCGACCCATGACCCGTCGGCAAAGTAAGTCTCCCTGGTCTTGATCTCTGCGACTTCCTTGCTTGATACGACCTTGACCGACGCGAGCTCCAGCTTGCGCCTGGCTGCCGAGTCCAGGTTTCCGTGAGTGATCTTGAACCTGTCGTAGGTCGACCCAACCTGGTGCAAGAACGATTCTTCATGGACGGTCTCTGGCTCGGTGCTTCCTGGCTTCTCGCGTCCACGCTTGGCCAGATACCCTTCCGCGTTTTGGCGAAAGTTAGCCGATCGGAACGACGCCTGGTTGTTGAGCGGGTTGAGCACTAGCCCGACGCCCGGACCGCCCTCCATGACCATGGCGCCCCCGCGCTTGAGCAGCAGACTCGCACCCCCGGCCGTCTTGTAGACCTTGTCGCCGGCGGTATCGCTGTCGTCTGGCGCACCGACCACTGGCGGCAGATCGGACTCGTCGTCTACCGACGGCGAGCGAGCGAAGCCAATGATGAAACACTGTGCCCCGTTCGTGGTCATTATGGCCACGCAGGTTGAGCCCGGCCTGGGCCGCGTGTGTTCGCCACCGCCGCCAGAGTCAGCATCGGGGCTGAGTACGTGGGCGTCGTTAACGACAATCCCGCAGGTCGACGAGAACCTGTAGATCCCCGCCCTCTTTGGGTTTTCTTCGCCAACAACCCCGAACAGGATCTGCCCGCGTGGCTGCCCCGCACCCTTCCAGAATTGGTTGTTCACGGCCTCATCCTACCCAGTTTCCCCGGCATAAGGGTTTTGAACGCAGACACTAGGTCTAGCGCACCCACCATTTCAGTCAGGAGCCACAGTGAACATCCAGTTTTTCTCAGGGAACTTGGGCAAGGACCCAGAAACCAAGACGGTCGGAGATACGACCGTCACCAAGATCACCGTCGCCTGCGGTGAGCGGTGGAAGGACAAGGACGGCAAGCCACAGGAGAAGACGGAGTGGATCGAAGTCTCGTTCTGGGGGCCGCAGGGAGAGGCCCTGGCCAAACATCGCAAGAAGGGCGATGGCATCGTGGGATTCGGCAAGACCGAGACCAGGGCCTATGACGAGAAGGGCGAGAAGAAGTACTACCGCTCGGTGCGTGGTAGTCACTGGGAGTTCCCGCCCGGCCGCAAGGCGCCAGGCGAGAGCTCTGGCCATCACGACGATAACGATGGCCCGCCCGCGTCGGCCTCTTCCGGCGACGACATTCCGTTCTGAAAGGAGAGGCTATGTATTACTTCACCCACCGTCAAAGTAATGGCACCCCCTCCAGCCTCGAATTGGCGCTCGGCGACTTCGTCGTGACGCCAGGCGGGGTGATGGCGTGGCTGCAGCCTCCGCTTGGCAAGCTGTCCCGTCATTACCCATGGCGGGCGTTCCCGTTCGCCATGTCCGCCATGAGGACGCTGATCGATCTTGAGTCAGATCCGGACCTGCTGTGCAGGCTCTCGAATCGTCTGAGCCTGAGCGTCGACGAGACGAACATGCTCAGTGAGAAGATGGAGATCGTGACAGAGGATACGAACAGGCTGATCTCATGGTCGTATGAGATCGCCGATCAGTGCCCCCACAGAGAGATTGCCAACATGCTCAGAAATGTTGGCAGCATGGGGTCAAGGGAGCGCGACGGCTTCGTCGCTTCATTCCTGGACTGATCGTCAAGGGGTCGATGGAGATGGCGCAACGCGCCATTTTCTTAGCCAACCTTGGCGCCGCGGTAACCGCGCTGCGGATTGTTCAAGCTCTTGATCGTGTCCGAAAAGTAAGCTGACTTGCTCGGCGGCTTGGCTTTCGCCGTCTCCTTGGCCCTGGCCGATGGATTTGTATTGGGGCGAGTCGTCTTCGGTTTTGGGGCCGACATGCCCGTGTGCCAAGCCGCGCTGGCGGATGCGCGCAGCAGCCCGGGAGATTGCACCTCCTTGCCCGCAGTGGCAGCGGTCTTCTCGGCAGCCGCATCTCCGCCGCGCAAGGCGGCCAGCACCTTCTGAGCGATGAGAGTCGCCAGCATGGGGGTTGCTGCCGCCAGGGCATAGGTGCCGTAGGCGGGAAGCAGTTCTTTCGCGGTCTGCGCAACGCCGGGGCCGAATTTGCGAGCGCCGACCAGCGCGTTCTTCGTCGCCCTGGCCTCCTCTAGCAACTGCGGCACGGCTGTCGCCCCAACCAGCAGTGGGGCGTGGTCGCGCGCAAAGCCACGAGCATCGGTCTCGTCGTCCTTCGCCGCCGTGATGGCGTTCAACATTAAGCCAGCTCGCGCTGGCCCGCCGACCAACCTGACGGCCGCCCCGAAGTTCTGCCAGATATTGCGCAGCAGGGTGCTGCCGAGGATCGGCGAGGCGTGGCCGATCTCATGCATCATCACCGGGACCGATCCCAGCCTGGTGACAATCTGCTCCTCGGCCAATCCCAGCGGAAGACCAAGTCTGTCTGACAGCTTCTTGGCCTCGGCCGGGTCCATATTCCTGGCTACCATCGGCATCCCAGGAAAGAACATCGCATTGCCAGGAACCCCGCCGGCCATCATCGGAGTCGTTACGCCTTTGCTAGCCGCAAAGTCTGTCAAGTCCTGTACTTCTTTGCGTGTAAAGGCTGAGAGCTGCTCCAGTGGAGTTCCTGTCACCTCCGTCACCGGACTCATGGCATTCCACCTGTCCGAGATCGCCCCTCCAAGGGCGCGCTGCCCCATCTTCCCAGCCTGCAGCGTTGCCAACATCGCCGCCACGGACGGCAGGGAGCTCCTCTGAAAGCTTGGCGCGGGTGCCGGTTTGTCGCTGTCGTCCGCCATCAGTAAACTCCCTCAGTCTTCGACCTGCCTGTTGGATCTTCTCCGAATTCAGCCCCATAGGCAAAGCCGGGGATGGGCGAGTACCCATGCAAGTCAGACTCGGCGCCACGTGCAGCGCCCTCGACAATGGCGGACTTCAGGCGTCGATAGCCCATCTGGCTCATCCAGTCGTCGCGCATCATGGGAATCTCCTGGATGCCCTTGAGGAAGGGGCGGTGGAGGATGGGCAGCGGTCCGGTCTCGACCTCCGTGAGTCCCGTACGCTCCAACAGCTTCTTGACCCGGTCGTTGATCACGGTCCCCTTGGGGACCCCGGGCACGTCCTCCTGGAGCGTCATGCCGTGGGCGTCTTCCAGACTCTTCTTGCCGAGCTTCTTGGCGTTGTAGTCCTCGACCACAGTCCAGGGCGCCACGTCGCCGGGAAGGAAGTCGCTGCCGCCGGGGTCCAGCACTCGAGTCGTATTTCCGACCGACCGCACGACTGTTTCGATGGCGCGCCGCTTCAGGTCGACACCCTGGCTGGCATAGGCAGACTGGATCTCGTTGGAGAGGTACTCCTGAGCGGCGCGCATCCCCTTGAGGCGAGCGAGCTCATCGGGCTGAGCCAGGCCCTTGGAGATGATGTCTCCCTTGGAGATCTGACTACCGACGCGAATCCTGTCCGAGTCCCACAGGTCGTTGGGGATGTAGTGATTCTTGCCATCGATGCTGACGTCCCTGCCGGTATCGCCTACCGACGACGTGACGCTATCGACCGTGCCATCGTTTTGCGCGAGGGCGGCCTTGCCCCGCTTGATCTCCGGCATCTTAAGCAGCTTGTCGATCTTGTCGTAGCCAGAGATAACGCCGCGAGTGCCGGAGATGCCACCGGAGTGGAAGGTGCGCATCGTCATCTGGGTCAACGGTTCGGACATCGCCTGTCCGGAGGTGGCGCCAACGTTGTCGCCAATCGACGGCGACATCCCATGCTCGTTGATCCCGTAGCACTTGGCGCAAACCCCCTTCGGCAGCCTACAGGTGATGGGCGAGCGGACGTCCACGGTCTTGATCTTGCGATCGCGCAACGTGCTCAGCAGGCCAGATGTCACCTGGCTGCCTGCATGAGCGACGACCTCGCCCTTGTACAGGATGTCCTTGGCGAGGAAGCGGTCCTCGACGTCCGACGAATTGATGTCGACGTCGAGCCCCTCATGCGTGCCGCAGTCGTCCTTGGCGATGACCGTCGACACAGCCGAGGCCATGATGTCCTTGTTGAACTCGCCAGGCTTGCTGGTCTGGAGCTGCTTGTCGACGGCCGTGGCGCGAGCTCCATAGAGCGTGCTCCAGTAATCGGAGAACGGCAGCCCCTCCGAGAAGGAATTCATGATCGGGAAGGGGGAGGCGTTGCCACGATGGTCGTCGACCATGAACGGCGTGGACACCGTCTGCTTGAGCTGGGTCATGTTGCCGCGCGCACCTGACCGGACCATCAGATTCAGATTATTGGTCTGGGCGTTCAGGCCGGACGTCACAGCGGCGTCGAGCTGCTTGCCGGCGGCACCCATGATCTGTCGCCCCTCCTCGCGCTGGGCGGGATCTGACAGGTCTAGCTTGTTAAGCGCCTTGGTCGTCTGGTCGAAGATGCCTTGCTTGCCGGGGATCACGGGCGTCAAGTCTTTCATGCTGACCGTGAAGCCTGTGCGGTAGGTGTGCTCGTCACCGAGCTCCTTCAGCTTGTCGAGCACCTTGCCGTAGTCGCGCGGCATGGTTTCGGCTAGATCCATGGTCAGCGCGCGCAGACCCTTCTTATCCAGTTCGACATCCTTGAACTTCTCCTGCATCGAGGCCGGAAGCAGCGCCGTGATCGCACCCCGCTTGGCCGGATCCTTCGACATCAGGAATAGCCCCAGGGCAGACTCATTCTGCGGCGTCATCATGATCTGCCCGGTGCCGGGGTTGTAGAGATTGTTGGATGGCAGCATCCGCTTCGCCTCCTCGACCGCATCCGGCAGCACGGGCACATGGACCGTCATGGCGTCGCCGTCGAAGTCGGCGTTGAAGCCCTTGACCACCAACGGCGGAATCTTGATGGCCTTGCCGTCGGTGATCTGCGGCATGAATGACATGATCGAGAACTTGTGGAGAGAGGGGGCGCGATTCAGGATGATCGGACGCTCCTTCATCTCGGCGTCGAGCGCGGCCCGTGCGCTGGGAGTGCGGTCCTTGACTTCCTTGGACGCCTCCGTCGGGGATTTACCGGCGGAATTGACCAATCGTCGCGTGATGAACGGCTGGAAGATGTTCCAGGACATCTCTTCCGGTAGGCCCACCTCGTCCAACCCGAGCTTTGGCTCGGGAATGATGGTGCCGCGCCCGACCAGGTCTTGATTGCGCCGCAGCACGCTCTTGATGAAGAAGCCTTCTTTGGCAGCCTTGTCTCCTTTGATCTGCCGGATGATGCCTTGAGGCACCCGCGACTTGGGGTATTTGGCGATGGGATCACCCAGCCCATAGATGGCGGCGACGCCGTCGTACAGATTCTGACGAAGGTCCGACTTCGACGACTCAGGGATGTAGTCCACCCCCTTCTGCCAAGCCAGCTCGTTGTTGACCAGGCTGACGTCACGGTAGAGCGTGTTCAGTCCTGGATTTGAGATCTGACCGTCGTCGCTTTCCACGATCTGCCGGAACTGCGGGGGGATGATCGGAATCTTGCTCTGGACGTAGGCGTCCTCGGGGCGCACCCCCGTCTTCTTCAGAGCGTGCAGGTACTTCAGCTTCTTGTTCGCTTCATCGAGCTTCGCGGCGGTCTTGGACGTCTTGGCCTTGTCCGTCCACGTCTTGATATCGGCATCAACATCGATTCGGCTGAGCATCTTCTGGAAGGCGGGGCCTCCCGTCAGCCCCTTGTCTGCCCACTCTCCGGTGGCGGGATCGACAAACAGGTCTCCCTTGACCAAGCCCTTGTACTGCGTGTCCGAGATCCCCGTCAGCTTCTTGATCGGATTCTCGAAGACAGGGTTGGCGATGGGTTCTGAGAGCTGGATATGACCCCAGCGGTCACCGAGCTTGCCGCCAAAGATCTCCGGATCCATCAGCCCCCCGACCTCTTCGCGCAGGTCCTTGCCGCGCACGAAGATGGGCTCCTTGATAGCCCCCGAGCTCATGTTCGTGACCTCTTTGTCGGTCATCGGGTTGATGATCATCCTGGAGCCGTTGCGCTTGGTATTCACGCCTGCGCCGTTCAGGTATGCCTCGAATTTCTTGTACGCGAAGGTAGGCTGGGGCGGTGGGGCGATCTGTCCGCTCTTGTGGCCAGCCGACAGCCAGTTCCAAAAGTTCTCATTCTGAGAGCCCTTGTATGTCGCCATCTCGCGCAGGTTTGCCCGACTGCCGTGAGACAGCATCGAGTAGAAGGACAAGAGGTCCAGCGCCTTGGCGCCATCCTCGCCGCCTCTGAGAGGAGCGCGGTTGATGTCGTACTTTCCGTCGCTGCGGGCGGAAAACTGCGAGGTGGCCTGCTTGGCCAACTTGAGAACGTACTGCGGACCTACCAGCACATCGCCCAGCGGCTCCTTGCTGTGCGCATCGAACAAGGTCTCGGTATCGGAAATCTTGTTCTTCGCCAGCTCAGCGGTCATGTCGCGGGCGTAGTCGGCACCCGTGAAGTTGTCGACGACGTACGGCTTTCCGTTCTTCTCGGCGATCTTGGCCGCTGCGGTCTCGAGGATCTGCGACGGGTTGATGCGCGTGACGATGCCGTGCGGATTTAGGAGGATGTCGACCTTGTTCGCCGTGCCATCAGCGTTCTGCGTATAGGGCGCTTCCCCGTCGGAAATGATCTTGGTGATGATGCCCTTCGCTCCGTGCCTGTTCGTGAGCTTGTCGCCAATCTGCGCTGGCTCGTTGGTCTTTACATAGACCTTCACCTTCTTGCCAGCCTTCACGACATCGACGACCGTCCCGTCGGCATCTCCGGTCCATTCCTCCATGTGGCCACGCCGAGGGTTCGTGCTCGGGGCGATCTTTTTCATCGCCAGGTATTCGGGGTCGTACTTGTTCTCACGCGTCCCCACCCAGAGCGGGTCGCCCTTCTGTAGAACCTGGCCCTTGCGGACGATGCCGTCGTCGTCCAGCTTGTCCTGCTGCTCCGGCGTCAGCGCTCCGGGCCTCCAGGCCATGAATGCGTCCTTGGAGAACGCATCGCCTTTGTCGGCAGAGACCGAATGCTCGTGCATGTGCTCGCTGGCAAGCTTCTTGGCCGCCGCCTCGGTGATGACGATGCCGTCCTCAAAGTTGTAGCCCTTATACGGGACATAGGCCGCCCGCAGGTTGGTGCCGATGGCGAGGGTCCCGTCGCGGGTGAAGTTGGAGTCGGCCAGCACGCCGCCCTCCTTGACCACATCGCCTGCGACGACGGTTGGGTCAGAGTGCAAAAATGACTTTCCGTTCAGCGGCAGATTGTTGTAGATCGGCTGCTCGACCACTCCATCCTTAGTCCGGACGGTAATCCTGTTTGGAGTAACCTTCTCAACCACGCCGTCGGCCAACGACCTGACCGAGAACCCCTCGCCAATCGCATCCTCGATGGTCCCCTTGCCGACCTTGACCTGAACCAGCGGCGCTTCGCGGCTAGTCAGCGGGATGGCCTGCTCGATCATCTTCGTAGCCATCTGCGCACGCACGCCCTGCGCCGACGCCAAGAACGGGATCGTGTTGGAGGCGATGGAGAACGCCTGCTTCGCGGACGAGAGCACTGCATCGACGTCGGACGCCTTCACCGACTGCATCTCGCCCTTGATCATGACCTTGACCTTGTCGGCGATGGGCTTGCCATTTCGATACTGGTCGGGGAACGCCACCACCATGTCTCGCATGTCAGACGGGCTGGCCCAGCTCTGAGTTCCGTCCTTCGGGTTGGTCACCCTGGTCTGCAGGTCCTCTTTGTCCTTCGACGTCCCCATCGGCAGGTTGAGCACGATGCCGATGTTGCTGGAGTCGGGCGTGTGAATCGGGTCAATGAACCCCATGTGCGACGGATGAAGCGAGTGCTCCTCATCGCGAACTGCTCGCTCCGACTGAACCCCGCCCTCGCCAAGGATGGTGACCTTGGAGCTCCCGTTGATCATGTTGATCGGGTTGGTCTGGTCCGTCGTGTTGGCCAACGACGACTGGGTGAAGAAGCTGGTGAAGATGGAGCTCAGTTCGTTAGAGCTGACCAGCTTGGAGATGTCGGTAGGCGGAGACTTGCGATTGTTCAGGCGGTAGAAGATCTTCTTGCGCAGCTCGGACAGCTTCGGTGCGAGCTCGCCGGATTCCTGGATAAGGCGTTCGCCGATCAGGTCGGCGGGCCCCAAGACCTTCTTGTACTCAAGTGCCTCGCGGTCATCGATCCCTCGCTGCCCCCTGGTCAGCTTGAGCAATTCCGATGACCCGTCGAGCAGCGCCTCTGGCCCTACCCTGTCGTAGCCCCTGCCGAGCGTGGCCTTGGTGACCTCAGGACGAATCTCTCCGTCTGATTCAAAGAACCCGTTGATGGCCTCGGCGGCCGCAGCAGGTGAGTCGTGCTTGGAGCGAGTAAAGTACTCGCCCGCCTTGAGCACGGCCTGCGTGGACTTCTTCTCGTTCAGCGCCTTGTTGACCTCGAGCACATCCACGCCCCACGCCTTGGACATTGCGGAATCAGAGACTCCGATCCTGGAAAGGATGGGATAGAGCGGCACCCCCGTACTATCCTTTCCACCCTTCATCAGCTTGAAGACGCCGCTGGCGTCGTCATATTTGATGTCGAAGGGGCGTCCGGCGATGTTGATCTCGGTCTTCTTCTCGCCGTTTTTCTTCTCGGTGACGTAGATGCCCGGCTTGCGGCGCAGCTGGTTCTGGACCTGGTAGTGCTTACCGTCGACAATGAAGCTACCCAGGTCGGTGGTCTTGGGCAGCGTGGCGATCTTCAGCTTGTTCGTCGACGACAGTACCTCTCCAGTCTTCCGGTCGACCAGGTCCATCGCCACGTAGACTGGGACGCCCCAGGTCCTGTCCTTACGGACTGCCTCGCGCTGCGACTCCCAGTCGGCTGAGTCTTTGTTGTCGTCTACCCATACGTTTTTGACCACGATCTTCCGGCCAGTGCCGGTGGCCTGGATGTCCAGGGCCTTCGAAAAGGACGAGACCACGTCCTTTTTGATCTTCTCGAACTGGCTGGCATGGTCAAACGGGTTCATTGGGCCACCTAACCCCCGCGGGCATAAGGATTTTGAGAACAGAGCTTACCCGTAACCGTCGTCGGATTGCTCCAACATCTCAACAATACTCAAGCATTCAGAGGAGGGCTACGCCATGTACTTCTTTCCAGCAAGCTCAGGAGGCGCGAACGACGGACGCTCGTCATTGGCGGGGGATGCCAAGAATCGTGTACTGATCGCGATCGTCGAGGCAAGCCTGTGGACGGTCGCCAGGGCGGCGGAGATGTGGCTGCTCTCGTCGGTGTTGATCAACCTGTCCGGCAGGCGTTCGTCGCGTAAATCTTCAAATCGAAACCAAGCATAGGAGGAGACCCAGGCATGTATTTCTATCCAAGAAGGCCACCGTTGGCAGATGACGGTTCTGGCGGATTCGTCAGCAAGGTTCTAATGGGGCTATCCGCCACCGCGATGGTCCCGGCACACGGATTCATATTCCAGGGTCGAGGAGCGGTTGCTGCAGCGCCGAGCCCGCTGGGAATGTGGATGAGGGCGTTCCTGGGGGCGTGCGCCTGGGGATTCATGATTGCTGCGGGCAGCCTTGTCTACAACCACTTCGTCAAGAAGTGGCAGTCGAGCGGCCTGCCGATGCTCCCTATCGCTGCACTGGTGTCAGGAGCGTCAACGATACAGCAAAGCATGGGGCAGGCTCCGAGCCAGCAGCAGGCGTCGGCCGGCGGGCTCGGTAGCGGGGCACCTCAATTCACCCGAGCGCGCCAGCCCGGGCAAACATCATTCCTCGAGGAGTACGAGGGCTAGTTGAGTAGGCTGGCGATCAGCACGCCTGCCAAGATCGATGTCGACACGCCCGCGATCGTCCACGCCACCGGGGAGCCCCATGTGGGCTTCACCCGTTCCTGTTGGTACTTAAGGTCCAGATCCAACAGCTGTTTCGTCAGGTCAGAGTTTCGCTGTACGAGAATTGATTGGCTGCCCGCATACGTCGACACCTGCCCCTTCAGCTCAGTGAGCTGTAGGTTCATGGTCGCGGTCAGGTCGGCATCAATTTTTAGCTGGATGCGGGAGTGAACGAGCTCCGCGTCCGACCCGAGGACGAGCTTCCAGTCCTCGATGTCGAGGTATCCGCAGACGTCGCCAGCGGCAGTCTTGTAGACCTTGCACGCCGGCAGTGTCTGCGGCTGGTAGACCGGATCAGCGAGCGCTGGGGTCGATGTCACGCCAAGAGCGAATGCTATCGATAGCACGCAGGTCAGCCGCATATCTGCTCTCCTCGGCCCTGATGTCGGCCTGGATGATCCGGACCTTTTCCTCGGACGCCGCAACAACCTTCTGCGACTCCGCGATCGCTGCCGAGTTGGCGGCAATCTTGGTGTCAACGATGTCCTGTGCGGCCTTGACCTCGACGACGAACTTCTCATGGCGGAGCTTGGCCAGCTCCTGGTTGCGCCGCCAGGAGATCCACGCCCAGACGGCAACACCGGCCAAGGCGATGCAGGCCAGGATCAGCGTCCCGACCCAGGACTTGCTGTTCCCGGTCTTGGGATCCTTCTGCGCCGTGCCGGCAGCCTGGAGCTTGGCCAGGAGTGCGGTTGGGTCAAAGCCCGGGAGGTCCACTACGCCTTCGTTTCTTCAGTCCGCAGCTCGAAAAGGTGCGCTTCGATCAGCCCCTCGAGCTTCTCGCGGGCCATAGCGGGCAGCTTCTGCTGCTTGGCCATCTCGACCGCCCAGCCAGCAGCCACTTCCATGACCTCGCCACCCGGGAGCTTCTTGCCGTCGGTCAGGTCCTTGCTCTTCTTGCGCGCCCACTCGCCACCTCGCAGCGCCGCCTTACGAGCGAGCTCGCCCCAGGCCGCGGCGGTCTTCTCACCGACGTCGATGTGCAGCTTCTGCTGAACCTTGCGCAGGATCCAGGTGGCCAGGGCGCCGATGAGCGCCACGAACACGGGAACCAGGATGTTCATGATCTCCGACGTGGCCGAGGCGATGGCCGTGTCGGCCAGAGCAACCGACGGGACCAGCAGGATGCAGACAGCGACCGCGCTAGCCCACAGAACGTTCTTTTGCCCAGTCACGTCGCGCTTCTTTGACATCAGCATTGCTGTCTCCCTTGTCGAGTTTCGGTTTCTTGATCCAGTAGTGAACCACAAGAAAGACTTCTTCGGTCGTTGTGACGGTCGCATCTTCACCGTTGCCGTCGCGGACCGTAGTCTTGCGCGTGTACTCACGGATCTGCTCAATGTAGATACCCTGGGAGGCGTCGTTGGCATTGGTGCGCAGCAGCGCGTACTTGCCCATGTCGTCGTCGTCGAACATGTTGTAACGCCCGACGATGAACTCGCCGAGGTTCTTACCGCCTGTGGCGACCTTGACGTCACTGACCTTGGCAGCCATTAGACAGCTCCTCCGCCGCGGCGAGGCGGCGCCATCTGGGGCGCGGGCTTGTTGCGATCTTCAGCCTGCCCCGCGGTTTCGCCAGTCTGCATCTGAGCCAGTAGTTGCTCGACCAGGCGAGCCATGTTGGGCATCTTCTGGCGAAGGTCATTCAGGACACCCTCGCGCTGGTCGGGTGGCAATTGGGCGATGCGGTTGGCCCAATTCTTAGCCACCTTGGACGCATCCATCTGCACGACCTGGCCGCCGGCCGAGGTGCCCGTCTCGCCCTCCACGTTGGCCGGCAGCTGCGCCGCGCCCTGGAGGGCGGCTTGCTGTCCCATCTGCTGATCAGCGGCCTGCTGGTCAGCGGAGGGTGCGTCCTGCGCCATCTGGGGCTGACCCTCCTGCGGCTGCGCCTGCGGCTGCTGGTCGCCCTGCTGCATCTGGCCCTGGCCCTGCTCGCCTTGGCCAGGCTGACCGCCCGACTGGCCACCGGACGCTTCGTTCATGGCCTCCTGGGCACGGGCCTGGTACTTGGCCTGGACGATAGACGCCTCGCCCTGCGCCTCGCTCTGGGCCTTCATGGTGACGGCCTGGATGCGGTTACGCTGGTCGGCTTCCTTTTCGATCATCTTGAGCTCGTCGTCGTAATCGAACCCAAGCTCGGTGAGCATCGTGTGGTCGGAGATCTTGTTGGCAGCATTGAGCTGGATGACGATCTGCTTGCGCTGGATATCGTCCGCCATCTTGAACTCGGTGAAGCCGATTTCGATGTCGGGTAGACCCAGGTACAGCCGGATGCGATTCTTCGCCCAGTTGACGAAACGGAGCAGGAGGCGGCGGTGCATGAGGAAGTGGTTCTCCAGGGTCCGCAGGGAGACCGAGGAGCCGGACCAGGATAGGCCGCCGAACACGAACTCCAGCGGCACGCCCATGCCGCCGGTGATCTCCTTGTTCGTGACCTCGATCTCCGGGCCGAGCAGCAAGGCGCGGCCATCGCCGCCCAGGCGCTCGAAGCCGAGTGGCACGGCCACGACCGAGATGTAGTTCGGGTCGGTGCGCCACTTCCGGATTTCGTTCTGGACGGTGCCTTGCCAGCTCGACAGGTTGACGTGCTGATAGGGGTCCTGTTGCGCGTTGGCCTGCGGAAAGATGAACTCGAGCGGCATGATCCGCTGGAGCGCAATCGCCTCCTGAGCACGACGCAGGACGTACAGATAAAACATGCGGCCCATCGAGTGGATGATGAGCGGCTTGCCCCAGCCCATGTCCGCCTCGGCCAGGGTCGGGCGCTTGAAGTGAAAGAGGTTTTGGTCGGAGAGGGCGATGTCACGCTTCTGCTTGAGCGCCTGGAGAAAGATCTCCGGAATGTCGACCAGGATGGCCCGCTCGCCGCCCTGGATGGCCTTCTGGATCTTGTTAGGAATCTTGTAGCGATACTTCGACCGACCGGTGATCGGGTTGTAGTGGATGTCGATGTTCTTCGGATCCCAGCGAACGAAGTTGATGCCGGACCGATCTCTCAGCGGCTTATCAACGATCTTGGCGACGCAGCTGATGCCGCAGTCCTGGCACTTGATGTTGAAGCCGAAGTTCTGGAACTTGTACTCGACCGCGGGATCTGACAGGCGGTGCAGAGACTTGCATCCAGTGCACTGCAACCAGCGCACGAACGGCAGGTTGATCGAGATGAAGGCGTTGCCGTAGCAATTCCCGGTCAGGACGCCGTTGTCGATAGTGAAGGTGTGGGTCTCCATCTCGACGCAGCAGAACACCTCGTCGACGAGTCCGGTCTCCCTAACGTCCTTGATGTGGACATATGAGCCATACCTGGTCGGCTTATAGTTCTCTTCGAAATTGGACCGATGACGGGATAGTAGAAAGTCCTGCGGAAGCAGGTACTGCTTGAACAGCGAAAGGAAGTGCATCGCCCCTTCGTATTCGTAGACCTTCTCGCCGTACTTGAAAGACGTCGATCTCTCGTATCCGCGAACCTGGCCGGCGATCATGCCAATGCGTGGCAACTGATCGGCCACAGCGTCCAGGGTGGCCTTGGCCTTCTGGGTTAGTACCGCACAGCCGTTGACATCAACGGATCCGTCGGCGGCCAGGAACCCGCACAGGAATCCGTACCAATAGCTGGCTGAGTTGGCGTTTGGAGGGAGCTCTTTGTAAGCAATCGGCAGCCCGTGAACCATGACGGTGCCGTCGGCAACCTTGATAGCCGGCGACCCATGGCCCTCGAAATACTTGAGCATCTCGAGGTCTTTTTCGCCGTAGAAGTACGCCTTCGCCTGCTTGCCATCGTTATAGAGGCAGCCGTCGCCAAACACGAAACCGTGACGGACGCCTTCGTAGAAGTCTGCGTTCTGCTCGGGACGTGGTGCGACATTGCGCAGGATTCGCTTACCGGAAAGCTCCGTCGTCGGAACCCTCACTGTCTTGCCGTTGGAGTTGGTCACCACCCATTGATGCTCAGGGGTCGCCAGGACAGTCCGCCCGTCGTTAAACTCAACCTCCAAAAGCTTTTGCCTGCCGAATGATTTGAACTCGGCGGGGCGATAGGTGCCGCCATCCGACAGGACATCCACCGTCTGGCCGGCCAGCTCTCGGAGCTTGAAAACCCCGTTCCTGGTAGTCACCTTGGTGTCGCCGTGGAAGCAGAAGAAATCGAGGCCGATTTCGATCAGGAAGGGCTTGAGGTTGAGGGTGTCCTCCATCAACTCCTTCCACCCGTCGCGGACGTGCTTCTCCTCGGCGTTGTAGACAAAGTCGGTGACCGGGTACTCGGCCATCTTCGTGACGACCGACCCGATCATCGGGTCCTTGTAGAAGAAGTAGGCGCACCACCGGAACAGTTCCTTGACTGTCGGCGGCATGTAGGTCTGCGCAATGTCGAAGAACGGGGACGGGTATACCGTTCCCCGCCTCCGATCTGCACCGCCCTGACCTAGCGAGATATCGGACATCAGTTACTCAGATGATCCCTTGGCCGCCGGTGACAATGCCATGTCCTGTGACGACGCGCCCGCCAACGATGGCCACAGCGCCAGCATTGATCAACTTCTGTTTCTCATCCCCCGATAAAGACTTCCATCCGCCATCCCGGAACTTGCCCCAAGATCCCTTGAGCGTGACATCGCCGGCATCTCCGCCCTTGGCGTTGAGACCGCCCTCCGCCTCGTCTACAACGTCGCCCTCCGCCTTCGTTGGCTTTTCCTTCGGGGCAGGGGACTCGGCAGCTGGCGCCTCGGCGGGCTTTGCCGCCCTGGCCGCATCCGCTTCCGCCTTGACCGCATCCGCCTTCGGGGCCGCGGTGTCAACCTTCGGAGCCTTGGGCGGCTTGGGCGCGACGGCTTTGGGTGGTGTAGCCGGCTTGGGCTTAGGAGACAGCGCCGCAATGGCGGCATCGTTCTTGGCCGTCTGGCTCGCGTGGAAGGCGGCTTGGTGGCCGGGGTCAGGCTTGAAAGCCTTTAGCCTCGCGGCCTCAGCCTGCAGCTTGGATAGCTGGGCGGGGGCGTCGGCCTGAGCCTTCATGTTCTTGGCGAGCTGAGATCCTCGGAACGCCTCCCCTACCGACCCCTTCGTAGGTTTGAGGCCCTTCAGGCGGTTCGCCTCAGCCTCCAGGGCGGTCTCCTCAATTGCCTTGAGCTTCTCCCCGCCCTTCGCGACCCGCGCGGCGGCGGCGGTCTCTCGTGCTGTCGCCTTTGCGATCGCGGCGGCCTCGGCGGACCCAAGCCGGATGGCTCTGGCGCCACTAAGCCCGGCCTTGATTTCACCACTCAGCAATTCGCCAACGCCGGGGAGGGTGATCGCCTTCTTCTCCATTGCGGCCTGGCGAGACAGGTCAAAGCCAACCTTCTGGATCTCGTTCTTTAGCCAGGGGTGAAGGCTGGGGTCGATCGAATCAGAGATATGATCGTAGGCCGCCTGCATGTCGCCGAGGATGGCCGCGCCTGCGACCTTGTCGAAGATCTGGGCGTACTGCTTGCCGCTGAGCTCGCACTGCTCATTGAGCTGGCTCATGTAGGCGGCTGCACGCTTCTGCATCCCGCAGTTCATGCCTGACTCGCCTGCCGACTTGAGAATTCCAATGTCCCGATCTAGGCGGGATGCGATCTTCTCGAAGGTGGCGCCCTCTAGAAGATTCTGCATAGCCGTCTTCATAATCGACTGCGAGGCGATCGGTCGACGGGCCTCGGCCTGCTCATTGGCGACCTTCTGGAAGAAGTCCGCGTCGTCGTGCTGGATGAGATAGGCGAAGTGCTTGTTCATGGTCATTCTCCGTCGACCCACTTGGGGCCTCTGCCGCGACCCCTAGCAGGGTCAAACCCCGAGGATTCTACCTCAGATACTTCCTTCTCAATCGCATTGCGAACCCGATCTATGACTTCCTGTCGAAACTCGGAGATCAGGTCTGCCACCTGCCTGGCCGCGTCGACGCGTTCCTGTTCCGGGTCTGTCATGGCGTCACCGGCGGTGATGTCCCCGCAGATTGGGAGCCTCCTGGAACCTTCTCGCGAATTGCCTCGCGTTCCAAGAGGTAGCGCTTCACAACTGCCAGCTTGACCAGATGGACGTCCAACGGGTTGGATTCGTCCCATTCCACCTCGGATGGGTCAACGTCCTTGACCTTCTCCCACGCCTGCTCAACCTCTGACTTGAAGCCGCCGAGCCAAACCTTTCGATCGATAACGGCCTGCGCTCCCGCGAACCATTCATCGGGGGCGTAGACGAACCCGTTCTCCTCGAGGACCGCGGCGATGTACGCCTTGACCTCCCAGGAGAACTCCTCGTCCTCTCTGATGGTTCGCAAGATCTGCACGCCGAAAGCGGCCTGCATGGGAGTGACCGGCTGGAAGGCGCCGAAAATCGGGATGATGTCGTTCCAGGCCAGCGCCGAATTCTCGAAGGTGTCCCAGTCCAGCCAGGTAGCATCGGTGACGGCCGTCAGTCGCAGGGCCATGATCTTGTTGCGAGCGACCTCGCCCACGGGACCGAAGTCGCGGCGCAGGGCCCACCATAGAGTCTCGGGCTCCCACTCCACCCAGTCCTCGCGGTAGCGCATGCAGAGAACGTCGTAGATCTGCTGCGGGTGGGCCCGCTTGTCCATGAACAGTTTGCCATGGGTCAGACGGGAGGGAAGCGGCGGTTCGGCCGGAGTCTCGGCGGTGGCCGCGGGCTCCTGGTCGGTGCGCTCGAACCCACCCACGTCAACGCCCGCCGCCGACTGCTCCAGGGCGTCCTGGTCAGAGGAGTCGGCCTCTTCATCCGAAATAGACCCCTGGTCGGGCGCTGGAGCCTGCGGGGCAGTCGCCTGCCCCTCCAGCGCCTTGAGTGAAGACGGAGAGACGGACTGGACGCCCAGGATAGCGGCGGTGTCGGGCTCAAGATCGGCCGCGCGCTTAACAAGCGGCCCATCCTGCAGCATTGCTGCGAAGAAGCCCGCCTCCGCCTTATTCGGCGAGTGGCGGCTCATGGGTCATGCCTCGCCTGAGGCGATCTGCTTGATGACCTGCTTCTCGGGATCTGGGAGGGAGTCGTAGATCTCCGTTGGGTTCTTCTTGAACTGGTCACAGAACGCCTGCCCGAAGTAGCCGACCAGCTTGCCTGAGTCGCATACCTTCTTCAGGTCAGCGCCGGTGATGGTGTCCCCGTCGACCTCGTCCGACCAGTCCTCGGCGATCTTGCCCATCGTGCTGGAGTACGGATCCGAGAGACCCTTATCGTAGTAACGCGTCAGCCCCGTGGCCTGATCGAACACCTGCAGCGCCTCAGCCATGTCGGCCGGCGTGGTCTCGCCCAGCGAGGCCGCCAGCTTGTTCAGCACGTCGCGAGCGGAGGCGTTGCGCGGCAGCAGTGACTTGCGCTGCTCCAGGTGAGCGCCAACGTGCTGGTTCCAGGAGGTAGACGCCCACTTCGCAATGCCGTCGTGACGAGACACGTCGACATCCAGCTCCTCGGCGCGATTGCGCACCGACAGCGCGAAGCGATGGCGGTACTCGGGCTGCAGATCCATCGCGTACTTGTCGAAGTACGCTGCGGCCGTCTTGACGTGGCCCGCGTCGGGCATCGCGTACTTGCGAATGACCGAGCCGTCGCCGGTCTTGATGACCAGGGCGAAGTGTTCGTTGGGCATTTCGATCATCGCGTTGACGCTGCCGACGTCGGCGGTCTTCTCGATGAGCTCGCGCTGGGCCAGCTTGCGCAACATCCAACCCTTCTCAGATCCTTCGACGAACGTGTTGGTGGAAACTTCGTCGTCGACGCGTGAGGCGTAGGCGTCAACCTGGCGCGAGCTTGGTACCCCGTAGGCATCGCACGCCGACTTGATGAACTTGGCGGCGACGAAGCGGGCGGGGAACGCCAGCTTCTCGCAAGCCTGACCGAAGTACTGCGCGGACAGCCAGGCGTTGCCCGGATCGTTCACGGGGAACTTGCGCAGCACGTGGGCGCGCTTGGTCAGGAGGATGAGCCCGAACTCGGAGTCGGGTAGGCTGGAGTGCTGCTCTGGCGTGAGCATCGACACCCTGACGTCCCGCATCTCAGCGGGCATGGCGATCTTCGACATGTGCTCATGGGCAGTGTCGTCGTAGAAGTCAAGCACTGAGCTGGCGGTGGACATAGGTGGGGACTCGCTCCTAAGCGAAAGGTATCACGCCTGTTTCAGGGGGGTCAACGAAGCGACCACTCACCAATCCCAGGCATAAGAGCTTTGAAAGGAAAGCATACCGTTTTCCTGTGCGCGCGCAAAAAGGGAGAATCGACATGTCCACCGAGATCAAGGATACCGAGAAGAAGTCCGCGAAGGCCGAGAAGCGTGAGGCGGGGATGCTTCGCCGCGGGTACGAGTGGCTGGGCGACCAGGCCAACGAGCACCGCGGCATCGCCACCGGCGCTGCCGTCGTGGGCGGCATCGCGGCGGAGAAGTTCGTGGTGACGCCGGGCATCAAGAAGCTCGTGAGCCTCGTCGCCAAGAAGAAGGCGACCGATGCCACCGGGCAGGCGGCGAAGAACGCGATCGGCGGGGGCCTCTCCTCCCTCGGCCGCGGTCTCAAGCTGCGCTAGGCCAGGCAGCGGCCTGGCGCCGGAGGGGGTTACTCCCCTCCGGCTGTTTTTAGCTATCAGACCAGCGTCGAGAAATCGGCGGTGATTAGAGCCGGCACGGTGATCTCCTTGCGGAGGTTGATGATCGGTATCTCGAGTAGGACGACGGCGCCCTGGATCAGCTGAATCGAAAATGCGCCGTCATCATCGGTGAGCGCTTCGATGACCGTGGACGCAATCCCTGCGCCGCCTGCCAGCTGTCCGCCCTGGTCGCCCTGGGTTGACCTGATCGTCGCAGATATCGGAAGCCCTGCCGCAACAGCAGATCCGTCCAGCATGCAGATGGTCCCGGTGATCGAACAGACAGCAGGAGCTGGCATCAGTTGTCTTCCTTCTTCTTGCGAGAGTCTTCCATTAGCCGCTCAGCCAACCGGAAGGCGAGATGACAGTAGAGCCCCACGACCAGGGAAAGCGAGCTCGAGACGATCAGGATGACCTCCTCGGGGACCGTCCCAGTGATCTGCCAGACCCCGGTCGCGCAGATCCAGATCAGCAGAATAATGCAGGCGCAGATGCCCAGGCTGATCGGATTGCTCCGCTTGACCCACGACCGATAGAACCTGAGTAGGATAGGTATCCATGTCAGGATTCCCAATCCCGCTACCACCAGATACGCCGACAGCATTCGCCCCTACTTCGCAGCCCGTGTCTTGGTCGGCGGGTACCAGGAGATCCGCTTCTCGCGGTTCGTCTTGGCAGCCTCCATCGGGATAACGCCGAAGCGCATGCTGTGCGTCCGCTCTGCTACCCGGCCAATCTCTGGCAACGCCTTCGAGGCAACGTCTTCGGTCTCCTGGGTGCGTCTCCTGCCACGCCTGGAGGCCATGACCAGCCCGACTACCATGGCGGCCATGAAGACGGACCAGACGACGAACGAGAAGGTGCTGGCGTCCATGACTACTCCCTGTCGGAAATGACCGGATGAGGACCGGTGCCCCGGCTGTCTCGGTACTCAATAGCCTTGGCGATGATGGTCATGGCCTGCATCAGCGAGGCCAGGAGCTCGCTCTGCCGGTCCAGGCGGCGCTCCAGGCGGAGCATGAACCACATGGCCACGAACACGGGAAACCCGAATTCGCGCAGCAGCCCTGTGATCTGGTTAAACGCCACGTAGCCAGGCTATCACGACCTAGAGGTCCGTGAACAACACTGAGCTCTGGTTAGGAATCGTGACCTTGCGGTCGTATCCCACTGTGTCGATCTCTAGACGGAAGATCCCACCGCGAACCAACGGCAGGTCAAAGTCGCCGGTCACGTTCGTGTAGGCGCGGGACACCCGCCCGGACTCCACGGCCCGGCCCGACCCGCCGTTGTAGACCGGCATCAGGGTGGCCTCGACCAGGACGTTGGGGATGGGCTCGCCCTGCGCCGATACAACGGTTCCCTGTACCGAGCAAAGCGTCATCTCGCCGGCTGCGGCCATCGGTCCAAAGACCAGGTCGCGATACTCCAACCGCGGCGTGGCGACGTTGGTCAGCTTGGCCACGTAGTCCTTCGACTGCGCGAGCAGGTCGAAGGACTGGTCGAAGTCGAAGTGGTAGCGCCCCGGCAGGTTGACCGAGTCCGTCTGCGTCATCGCGTTCTCGACGATGGTCGTCTGCCAGATGCCATCCGACACCTGAAACCACTTCCCGTCGGACAGGCGCTTGATGGCCGCCGTCGGCGACTGGCTGATGACGCCCGCCCCAGACGCGATGATGTCAAGGCTGAGGCGAGCGACGGAAGCAAGGGGGTAGCGGCTAATCACTGGTTGGCTCCTGCGTGAATCACGGGTCGGTGAAGGTGAGGAGTACGCCGTGGATTCGGTTCAAGCCGCTAACGACCAGGTACCTGAGTAGCAGATAGGTCGTGTTTGTTATCAGCGTGTTGACCGTAAGCGTCTGCGACTCAATCGCGCTGCCGGTGCCGTCTGCGGTGCCGGCGACAACAGGGGAGCCGGCGCCGCCAGTCGTATAGGTTACTTCCGTTACACTCGGGGTCACGGAGTTGACCGACTGCGGGCTATAGAAGAACTGGGCCGTCTTTAGGTATTTACCCGCCTCCAGTGGAACGTTGGCTACGAGGTGTCCGGCCGCACCGGCGTTGCCGTAACCGCCCTGAGTCGCATAGCTCATAGCCGACGACTCGCCGACAAAATCCCAGGCGCCGACGTATACGTACCTGTCTCCGTGCTTGTAGCGACCGGTTCCGCTGACGGTGACGTGCTGGTTGACCGACGCCGTCAGACCAGCCTGAGCAGTGATCAGGTCGAGCGCATCGACGGTGTCAAGGAACGCCTCAAACCTGTTAGCAGCAACGCCCGTTGCGCCAAGTGCGCGAGTCGTGCCGTCGGTCAGGATGTTCGCGCCCATCGTGAGCGCGCCTGTCATCGTGTCGCCCGCTACCTTCACGCGGGCATCGCCAGCGGCGAACACAAGCGGACCCGTCATCGTATCGCCACCGACCTTCACGCGCTCGTTGACGGCGTCAGTGATGGTGTCGGTCGAGACGCCGTCGAACTCCTTGTGGGTGGCGCTCGACAGCTTGATGCCGTCGTCTGTGATGGTCGAGGCGCGAGTGTTGTCGTCCTCGAACTCGAGCTGACCCAGCCCCTCAGGCTGGCGCAGGCGGCGACCGACGTTGCTGATCAGAAATGCCAGCGAGCCCGCTGAGCCGCTGACGCGACCCTCGCAGCTCGACATGAACACTGGGGTGGTGCGGGTGCCGGCGAGCTCGTAGATCACTTTGGTTGAATCGGCGGCGTCGCTGCTGCAACCAATGAGGTGAACATTTTGAGAGTCATCGGAGATGCTCAGCTTGCCCTTGCCGTCGGCAAATTTGGCCGAGCGGATGACAGCACCGGAGGAACGCAGCAGGCTCAGAGACGCGTCCGCGGCCGTGTTGACGACCTTGGTCAGGTCTAGCCCGTCGACCATGATCTCCAAGCAGTCGCTGACGGAAATGCTGGCAGTCGATGGGCCGATCAGCTTGACGCCGCGAATCACGGGGCGGTTGAGATCTCCCAGGGAGACAAGCGGCGAGGTATCCGCGCTGGTGCGGGCGATGGTCAGATTCTCGAACCGCACGCCAGACGCATATAGCCGTGCCGTGCCGGCAACCGGCGCCCCAGCCGCGCTGTTCTCTACGAGAACCCGAGCGAGCCCGGTCGATGGATGCCATCCCAGGTTGCGCAGGACCACGTGCTCGCCGCTGCTCAGTGCGATGACGTCGCCGGGGCGGGCCAGGTCCAGGGCGATGTTGGCGGTGTCCGTCAAAACACCGCCCGATGCCGTGACCGCGAACCCGGCCGCAGCTGTTCCACGAACACTGGCACCGATTGCGGCGGCCCCCGTGAAGTCGGCAACGATGACTGCCGCCCCCTCTCCGCGAACGGATGCGCCACCGCCCAGGAGCTCCACGAATCCAGTGACGTGGTGGATGCCTGCCCGCAGGACGACCTCTCCACCGCCCAGGCGAATGGTCTGGGCGATGGCTTCGGCGTAGCTTCCGAACCCCTGGAAGTCGCCGTTTTGCCCGACGACGATTGGGTAGTTCATCTTCTTGGGACGGGTGTTAAACACCTCGAACCGCTTACCGTGACCATCGATCGTGGCTGATGCCGCCGCCGGGACCGACCAGGTACCCAGGTACAAGTCCTTGGGGTGGCGCATCGTGGCGCCGGCGGCGCCTAGCGCAAGGGGGGCGAACTTGGCGTCGCTGCCCATCAGGTAGGTTGCCGCAAATTCGCCAAGCGGCCCCCGTCGCAGGGACAGGTCGTTGAATGAGTCGCTCGTTCCAGATGAGTTGAAGGCTCCGGTTGCCGCCTGCAACGGCTGTGGCACGCGCCCACTCTTGAGGAGCGGGGTGGCCAAGGTCAGCGAGTAGAAATTGGTCTCGGCCGGCGCCGAGCTGCTGGTCTTGAAGGCGACGCAGATCTGTCCCGCCTCTCCAACATCAGCTGCCAGGCCGACGATGCCGTGCGTCGAGAGGCCGGCATCCAAGCGCACTAGCTGCGGCTGGACGTTGAGAAGCTTGAATCCCAGCTCACGCCCGAACCCCTTCTCATAGGCCAGCAGGTAGTCGGGCCGGGTTCCAGCCGACAGACCGGCGGTGAATACGTAGGTCTCGTCGTGCGGAGTGACGACCACGGCCGGTGTACGAACGTTAAGAAATGCAGTACCGACGGCTCCGGTGCCGACGGTTCCAGCAAGGCCGACTGGGCCGGTGTTGCCGGAATCGATGGCGACGTCGGCTGCTGCAAAGACCAGGTCCTGGTTGACCGTGTTGCCAGCCGCATCGATGGTGGCAACAACGAGATCGCCGAACTCGTTCGTCCCGGTGCCGCGAATATGGGCGACCGTGATCGTGCCATGGCTGTCGACGCCGATGCTGGGCCAGGTGTCGTTGGCTGCAGTGTCGGAGCCGTTGACGATGCGGGGCGCGATGTCAGCCAGCCCGAAGCCTGCGCCCGCGGTGACCTTGCGGCGGGTATAGTAGACCTGCTGATGCGGGCCGCCCTCGGTGTGCTCGAAGACGACGTGCAGGTTCTCGTTGTGGTCCAAGACTGCGCGGGCATGTGAGATCTGTCCCGGCAGCGTCTCGAGCGTAAAGGGGGCGTCGACCAGGGCTCCGCTCGCCGCATCGAAGCTGACCAGCCGCAGGTTGATGCCATCAACGTACAGCAGCAGGACAGCCGAGTCGGATGCTCGCTGTCCCGGCAAGACGGTTGACGTCATGACGCCGCCGGACAGCAACGTCGCTAGCGGGAACCCGCCGCCGGTTGGGCCTCCGAGGATCTTCAGCGCGAAGGCATCGCCCCAGGCAAACCACTGTTGGTTCACGCTGCCGCCGCGACGGGCAAAGTAGGCGGGGCGTGTGACCCCAACGCCGCTGTCCAAGATCGACACGCCCGAGCCTCCGATGGCCGCGCCGATGATCTGCTTGACCTCGGGCGTGACGGCGTCGACCTGCCGCAGGACGATATGATCGTTGCGATCGAAAGAGGTGCTTGGGCGAACCGGGGCCTGGTCCAGCGACCGACCGGTATTTGACGCTCCGGCCGGCAGCGGGCGACGCTTGCCGGAAGGGTCGACAACTAGTCCACGGTAGGCCGACATCGACGTAACAACACCGGCGACATCGCGCTGGTCAGCAATGCCGAGATCGACCTCGCCGCCCACATCGGAATCAGTCTCCAGCGCCGAGGCGACATTGACGCTTTCGGAGTTGGTCCAGCGACCGTTCGTCTTGTAGGCGACCACGACGCTGGCCGCTGCCAGGCCGGCGTCGGCGGTGACGGAGAATGAGATGCCGCTGTCTGGGTCATCGTCGGGAATGGCGGCCAGCAGGAACCAGGGCTCGGCTGAGGTCGGGACCGCGATACCCGTGGCGGGCGCCAGGCCGGTCGCAACGATGCCACGCTGCAAAATGGTAGCGGGAGCTACCGTAACAACAACGGAGTCATCGGAGGTCTCTCCGCCGCTCAAGTAGCCGTCGCGCCCCATCAGCAGGCTGGTCAGCCCTTGGAAGGTTGCGCCTGTATAGGGCGAGCGAAAGGATACGGTTTTGGTGGCGGCGACGGTGACGGCCATGACTACCTCCGTACCACGACGCGGATCTCACAGCCGCCTGCGAGCTGGTCAACTCCAGCAGAATCAGTGAACAGCGCCTCGAGTTGCGGCGAACCGGTGAGGCTGTCAGGATTGGCGTTCAAAAGCGCCAGCGTCACCTCCATTTCGGTTGACCTGACGTAGAGCGATGGGACGAGGAATGGTGCGTGCTTGCGATCTCCTGCGATCGGCGCGATCCCAGTGATGGCCAGGCTGGTCATGAACTCTCGCCGCACGACCGGCCTGTAGACGACCCCTGAACCAATTACACGACACCAGACATCAACCGACGCTGGATTGGCTCCGAGGTTGTGCACGAAGCTGGTCGATATTCCGGCGAGCCACCCGGAGTCGACTGACCCGCCCTGTGCAAAATTAGTAGGCGCCAGCAGCGCACCGGTCTCAATGAACCGGCCAATGTAGACCCGCCCCTCGACCTTGGGTGGGCGGGCTGTCGCCGACGTGCTTCCGGTCGAGACGACCCCGAAGTTTGGGTGCCAGTTGTCGCGAACGTGCCATGGGAAGCCGGTGACAGCGGCCGGGAACACGCCCTTGATCGTCAGGTTGGTTTCTTCTGATCCGCCGACCAGGCCCTCGATCACGTATTCGCCCTGGGCGAGACCTGACTCCACCACCAGGACGTCACCCGGCTTGACCTTGCCGATGTTGAGCGGAGCTCCAGTGAGAAACTTGGCCGATGGCGAGGTGAAGAGGTTGCCGCTGGAGGAGCCGTCGCTGGCCGCAACTTCGGGTTGCAGTTTGCGCAAGTCCCTTTGCGCCGGGGTTCCGCCCGCTCCCGCAAACTTGAACAGCGCCGTGGGCGTGTACCCGGCCTGAACTCGCTCGACATAGACCCACGCGTAATGAGTGGGCGTGACGCCGAGGCCGCTGTAGTCCAGCTCGACATCTTCCCTGAGACGGAAAGCGTAGCCGTCGATATTGAACAGGGCCGCGGTGCCAGAATTGAACCTGATCTTGTACGCCCCAACCCCGGTGATGAACGGGCTACCGCCGCCGACTACCAGACCCGGCTCCCATCCGCGCAGATGATGAGGCGAGGAGGACTGCTCCAGGCTTCGGCCGAAGCCGCTACCGACCAGCGCGAGCGCGTCGGCTACCCCGCCGTGCGGGTACCCTTCGACCGACGTGCTGACGGCACCGGAGTGAGGAGATCCTGCCCCGGCGCTGCCAAACGCCGGAATCGGAGTAAACCTACCGCCATCGACCGGGGCTCCTGCCGCGTACAGCTGGGCGTCGGTGTCGTTCAGTCTGGCCACTGGAGAGCCAAAGCTGCCGGTCCACGCCGACTCGGCCATGTCCAGGAGGCCGGGGGACGACGACAGGTCCAGTGTGCCGTCGGCATTGATAGAGACGTCCAGGCGAGTGGCAAGGCTGCCCAGGGAGCCGCGGAGGGCGGCCCAGGTTGGGGTGGCGGATGTCCCGATCAGCGAGTTCGACAGATCCTCGCAGAAGTCGTCGATCGACTCCATGTTCTGGTTGACCGGCGCGTTCCAGCTATTCACGAACTCGTAGAGCTCGGGCAGGATCAGGTTCAGGAAGTTCGAGCGAGAGGACATGCAGCTTCTCCGTTAGGTCGAGGCGACCGTGATTGTCCAGGTGATCGTGATGGTCACGTCCTCGGCGTTGTCGAATGACGCGGACTTGAACGTCCGCGTGGACAGCATAACCTCGTCCGGATCTGGCTGGTCGGGCAGGCTGAGCGGAACCCTGTTCTTCTGCCTCCTGTCTCCGCCTCCGGTCAGAATGCCGTCGCCGATGATGAGCGACGCCTCATTGATCATCTTGGCGGCCAGCTGGTAGCTGGTCGGATCGACGCCCACGGAATTGAAGCTGCCAACGAAGCGCATTGAGGTGGCGGTCGGCGTCGTGAACACCGAGATGTCCTGGCGCAAGATCTCATGATAAAGGTCGGTTCTGGCCGGCCAGGTAGCGTCTGGAAGCTTAGGGTTGAACAGCTCGGTCGGAGGCGTGCCGCCGTCACCTACTGCCATCCGGAAGATGGAGCCAGTAAAGCCGGCGCCATTGGGGCCGATGAGCAGGTCTCGGATGGCTTCGAGGCCGACGTTGACGATGAAGTTCTTGCTGTCGTGGATGAGCTCCGGATCGGAACCCGCCACCTGGCGCTCGACCTTCACGTGACCAATGAATCCCAGGCCCTCACGGATCGGCTTGATTCGTGGCTCCAGGAATCGCAGGAAGGGCGGCAAACGCATGATTGACCTCGGATTCTAGTCGTACGCCTGCCGCACCGTCAATGAAACCCCCACTAGATGGCGAAGGCGTCGGTCACCACAGGCCCAGCATTGTTTGTCCGTTTCAGAGCACAGGAGCAGATCGCATGATCTTGTACCGCAACCGCCGGCGGCACGCCTACGCCGATCTCGTAAACTGTCAGGTCTGCCGACGTGATGGCCTGGACTTCGGCCCCGACATTCGACAGGTCCACTAACAACAACGCCTTGACCTCTTCAGCGGTCAGCGACGTGTCGGCGATGTTGGCGTTCGATTTTGTGTTCAAGATTGACGGGGTCGAATACGCCGTCCCTGACAGGTTGACGTTTTCTCGACGTAGATGAACTGCATCGTTGTCTGGCAAGCGCTCGCTTGGGATGACCACGTAGTCGACTCCCAGGACGCCTACGATCAGCGCGTCGGGGATATCCAGGGATAAGACCGATGGGCTGATTCGCCGCAGGACCTGATGGTAGCCCTGGAAGATGCCCGACTTGATCTGGACGACGTCGAATCGGTCCACGCCCAGGGCGGCAAAGTTGAGGGACGAGTCCTGAAAGTTACCAGTCAGCTGAGTGCCGCCACCGATCACGGTCCCGGTGGCCTGTTGGACCAGGAAGTTATTGAACTGGTAGGACTGGTTCCACTGGTTGTTGCTAACAGTGGTGCTCAGGTCGAAGTTGATTTCCGTTGGGGGCAGGTCCTCTGACACCAAGAGACCCTCCGTCTCTTCGGAGGCAAACGAGAAGACGTACTGCGTCCACTGCGGCTTCATGTTGTCCAGAAAGGTCGTGAGCTCGTTGACGTTCACGACTGCGGTCAACGCCTCGACCAAGATGGACGGCAAGAACAGATGGTTCTCAAGCAGTGTCAGCGCCCGAGTCTCATCGCTAAGACCAGAACCCAGCGTGGCATTTGACGTCAAGAACTTGCTGATGCCGGCCCGCCCCAGGCGATTAGCCACAAACCCAGGCTCATTGTTCCGATCGGTGATCGTAACGCCGGTGGTCAGCGAATCGAATCTAGAGACGGCGTTGCCTACTGCGACCACGGCGGCGAGGCCCGCCGGGATGGAGTAGGTCAAGATCTGTCCACGGGAGTCGGTGATCCCTATCGAGGTCGAGGTAAGCGAGGTCACGGTTCCGTCTCGCTTGGCAAATGGAAGGCCGAGAAGGATGTGCATGCCGCGCTGCAGGTTGCCGGGGGTGGACCCGGTCCAGAACGTGTACCAGAGCCCCTGGAGCGCGAGCTTGTAGTTCTCGGAGTTCTCTCTGAAGAAGTCGATCAGGACACCGAAATTGCGGTACGGCGTTTCGAGGTTCAGCTTGGTAACCTCGGCCCACGCCTGCCGCTGACGGTTAGCCTCCGGGCCGATCTCCGACTTCAGGAAGGCGGCCCGAACGCCCAAGACACCGCCCGAGACGCGGTAGTCGACGTTTTCGACCAGGATCGATGTCGGAGAGTCGATCAGGTCCTGAAGGACGGGGATGGAGGCGATCGACGAACTGACGCGAACGCCGTGCGGGAAGGCGTTGATGGAGTAGCCGACGTCTGTGGCTTGGGCAACTGGGAAAAGCTCTGCGATCTGCAGCTCGGTAGGGCTGAGCACGGCATTGATGGAGTACGTTCCAACATTCGGTCCGCTCGTAATCGTCAACGTCCGGTTGGGCAACAACCCGCTGAAGTCGGCGGCCAGGTCGGTCAAGGTGCCAATTGCCACCGAGGCACGTGACCCTTCCATCTGCACCGTGACCGTTCCGTTATATGTGTATGAAACGGCGACGGTGGCGCCGTCTGGTATGGCCGATGCTGCAGTTCTGGCGATGGACCCGCGCACGGAATCGACAACGTAGTCCAGGTTCAGCGTGTACTCAGAGTGGCTGTACCGAACGGTCAGGATTTCAGTGGGCGGAATGCGTCCTTCGTCCAGGGCCTGGATGCTCCCATCGGACAGGTTAACAACGTAATCACGACCAGAAGTCAGCTCGATTGCGCCCAGCATGATCGAGATCGTGCCGGCGATGATCTTGCCGTATCTAAGCTGGTGCACGGCGTTGTCAAAGAAGCGGATGGTCTCCTCGTGGTAAATCTGCCCCGACAGCGACGTCACCCTGACCGTCTCAAAGAACGCCGTTTCCCGCGAGAGCGCGGCCGAGGCGGTCATCGCCAGCAAGACCTGGTCGGTCTGCTCGAACAGGTCGCAGAAATCCTCATTCATCTGGAAGCGATTCCAGCGCTCGGTGGAAAACACCGGCACCGTGGCCATCTGGGTCGACTGAGACATCTCCAGAATTCGATGCTCCAGGCTGGCAGCTATCTGGATCTGCCCCTTCCAGTACGACTCGAATAGCCTGCGGTCCTCCGTCGGGAGCAAGTCCCAAACGTCATCCAGGAACCGCCAAAGAAATGAGGACGAGATGCTCATCGTGCGGCCATGTACCAGCGGTTGTACTTGTTGCGATCAATCGGGTCCCTGGCGCCGGTGACTGACCCCTGGGCGCCCGCCACGATCTGTGACACGACGTCGCGTTCGTTGCCGATCCGCGACGAGGCCCTGCCGGGAATGCTTACCAACGCGTACGGCACGGCGCCGGCGCCCATCATGCCGGCCGGGGCCGAATTGGTGTTCATGCTAGAGGAGGTCTCGGTCTCCATGGCACGCTTCACCATGGCGTTAACCGCCGACAGCTTCACCAGTTCGTCTACAAAGCTCACGAGGTTCATACGACATTCCTCTGCACGGCGATGTTGCGGGCCAGGAAGCGGGCGATGCGGGGAGATAGCGGCTTGTCCGTTGGGTCGGGAATCTCATCGTCGGGAATCGACATCGAACCAGTTGAATCCGGCGTCCTGAACTCGACCGTCCCGTCATGGAGGTGAATCTCCCCGCGCAGCTTGTTCAAGCTGGCCAGGTCCACCCTTGAAGCTCCGTTGTTGTACATGACGTCGATCAGGTCCGAGAGCTCAAGGTCGTCGCCCTTGTCAATGTTGGTGACGAATCCTTCTACCAGGGCCAGCATCTCATCGGCTGTGATAGCAGTCGTCGAGGTGGCCGATGGAATGTCGTAAATGATGGCCGATGACGAATCCACAAACACCGGGATGAAGTGGCGGGCGAGCAGCGAGGCGGTAACGCTCTGATTGTCCCGGTCATCCATGAACGCCTGGATCGGCGGCACTGCGCTGGCATGCTGGTAATTGATCCGGATCGAGAAGCCGGTGTAGGCAGAGGCGAAGTCCAGGTACAGATCCTCGCGCTGCGAGTGGCGCAGCGTGGGCTCGTTGACCAGCATGCGATAGTTAGATCCGCCGCCGATCCCGAAGCCGCCTGTCCCGAACCCGCCAGATCCGAAGCCGCCGACAGGAGAAATCAGGGCTCCGGTCGGGTCACCAGAGATGGGGTCCAAGACCTGGATGGACTCGATGAACATGACGGGGACATCGGTAACCGTGTACGGGGCCCGCTCGGTCGTGCGAGGCGTGGCGACGATGTCAACGGCGACCGGGTTGTACTCATACTTGACCGTCAACAGGTCGTCGACCTGATAGCTGACGGCGGCAGCAGACCCAGCCGGGAAGCTGCCGTAGATCTCGATCACGTCGTTGCTGATGTGCTGCTTGACCGTGTACGTACCGGCGACGATGGCGGGGAGGCTGATGGTCAAGACCATGTCCTGGCGAACGCCTACGAAGCCGCCAATCTTGGTCAGCTGCTTGCTCGTCGTGACCGTGGCAGCGCTGCTGGCAACGTGAAAGATGGATGATCCTGCCGGACGGGACAGCAGTCCAGACGAGTCCAGGATGACGTAATCAGACCCCTCGGCGTAGGTGAAGGCGCCGTCGATGGTCCTGACGATGGGCGTCACGCTGGTTCGGTCAATCGGGGCGCGACCAAGACCGTAGGCAACATCCTGGACCAGGGTCACGACCGATGCTCCGCCCGGAGAGCGACGGGTCGTGTCGACCTCAAGACCGAAGATGTCCTTCGACCCCGCAACGAAATTAGGCGTCTTGACGTAGACGTCGGCACTGCCGCCGATGTGCGTGTTGTAGACGATGTCACGCATCATCTCGGGGTCGCCGAAGCCCACGGGGAAGATCTCCTCGATGGTCGTAAAGTTCTCCGTCAGCGTGACGACGATGCCGCGGCCGGTGACGAGGGCTCGCACAGTGACGGCGACCTTGATCCGGTCGATGAGCTCAGTGTTGGTTTCCCTGTCTCTGCCCTGCGCAACGCCGAACAGGTTTGTGACATTGGCGACGCCAACCGGCTCCGCTTCCATCGTCGTGATGCCGCCGGGGCCAACGTTAAACCCCGCCCCTTCTTCGAGAGCAACGATAGGGAAGTCCACGAAGTACAGAGAGCCATCTTGGTTCAGGCTCACTTCGGCGGCGGTCACCCCGATTGACTCCGAGTTGGTGTATCGCAGCCCCGCGGAGCTTCGGAAAACCAGAACCCCCTGCGCGAAGCTGAAGTCTTGAGGCTCGAAGAATCGCACCCTCATGACGTCTGAACCAATCGACCCAGGGTTGCGTTCGACGAAGACGTTCGACGCCAGTCCGTCAACGATGTCTTCTGGAAACGTGTCAGGGTCGGATGACCCAAGGATGGTCAAGATCGACTGACTGGCCTGAACTACCGTGAGCTCATTTGCAATCGGCTGCAGAATGATCGACAGGGGGTCGATAAAAAGGCTGGTCGTGGGGACGCCCGAACCGACATCGAAGCTCGGGTCGAACTCGAGCAGCTGCTGAATGATGAAATCTTTGACTGGGAGGGACATCAGACCACCACTGCGGCTTGTTGAGATTGCTGCTCTTCGTTCATTACCTGGACGATGATCTCGATCTCCGGCAGGACGGGGTCGGGGATAATGTCCAGCAGGTGGAGGTTGCGGAGTCGCTCAGGGGCGGAGCGGTTGGTCCTCTCCTGTTCTTCCTTTATCTGCTGTTCGATTCGGGTCGTCATCAACCGAAGATCGGCGAACAATTCCGATGGGTCCGATGGATCAAAGTTCTGGCCTATGAAGGACCTGAGACCGCCAGCGCGCCCCGGCTCGAAAATCGACCGGCCACCGTTGCTCAGAAAAAGAAGGACGACGACCTGGACCAGAAGGTCGATGCCCTCAACGTACTCTGGCGGCCTCGAGACTCCCGGCACAAGGCGTCCCGTGACAGCGTCTTTGGTGAGTATCTTCAGGTCGGGCATAACCTGTCGGAAACCTTATCACGGTCACTCGCAGAGGGGCACGCCGCCCTTGGGATGCTTGGAGTATTCCTCGAGCCCGCTGGCTAGCCGGCCGCCGGCCCCGACCGACAGCTTGTCCAGGTTAGCGGAGAACTCGTTGAACCCATCAGAAGCATTGTCCAGGTTGATTTGGAGCTGCTTGCCGATCTCTTTGAGGTCCGCGACGATGGCCTCTACGGTCTGCGCGTTGCGCTGAATGTCGGAGATCTGATTCTGCAACCCATCGACAAGCCTGCTCAGGCCCTGGTCGGAGGAGTCGGCGGCAGCGATGTCCTGGTTCGTGCGCTTAGCCACCAGCCCGTCACGGATGTTGGCGATCTGCTGCTTGGTCTGGGCGTCGTCCAGTCCGCTCATGGTTTCCGTCAAGCACTTGATGACGGTGCCCAGATAGGACAGGTCGTCCATGCCGCTGTCCAGGAACTCGGAGAAGGCGCCAGAGGCCAGCAGGTCAACTCCTCGATCTAGCCCCAGCTGACGCATAGAGTCGACTAGTTGATCAAAGTTCTCGCGGGCGCCTATCTGCAGCTTCAGGAATGGCAGGCATGCTGCCTTTTGCCGGCTGGCAACGTCGGACGAATCCGTGATCGACGAAACCTGCCCCAGGGCAGACTGCGCAACCAGGGCGTGGAAGGTGGCCATTTTGTTCGGATTGGTGGTCCCGGCGTCGATGTCATCGCGCACGCGCAGCGCGCCCTTGGTGAGCCCAAGGACCTTGGTCTTCAAGATCGTGGTGTCTTCGATGCCGGCAACCGTAGCCCCATCCTCGCTAGAAATGCTGGTCAGGTCATACAGGAGCTTGTCGAAGTTGGACTGTAAAATGGCGGCGTATCCGACGTCGAGCTCGGACCCTTCGATAAAGGACAGGTCCTTGAGCTGGTCCATGAATACGATCATGGACTTCACCCTCGACGACCAGAGCAACATCTCCCCGGACGCCGCCCTGGTTGATTGACGACGAGTGGCGGAATCCACCCTGAGTCGCAGATCGGTTATGCGCGCCAGGATCTCAGCGATGCCTCTGGCTCGTTGCTCTTGTACGACGCTGGTGTTGGCGGACGAGCGGAAGCTGTCGAGCACCTGGCCCAGGGCGCTGATCATGTGGTTTATGATGTCGGACTGCGACACGACGGCGGCCATCTCGGCCTCGATCAGATAGATCAGCGACGGAATCACGATGGTCGACAGCGCGACATTGGCTCGGTCCACGTGAGCTGCATCTACACTTCCGTAGGTAAGGATGTCAGCGACATCCAAGATCGATGTGCTGCCCTGGACCGGTGCCATCAACGCGCTCACCTGGAGCAGCGCGTCTCTCGCCCTGTCGAACGCCTGGGAGTCGAATGCGATGGCGTTGCCGACGATCCGCTGGCTGTTCGTTAACTCGATGATGGCCTCATTCAAGAAGAACGACACCTGGTCCAGGCTAGCCAGTGTCGTGTCCCTGTAGGTGTCCACGTTCTGGGCCAGAACGAGCACCGCGTTGGTCAGCTGGATGATGTGCTTTTTCATGCAATCCAGGTTGGCGATCTTCAAGTCGGCCATTTTGACAATGGTCTGACACATGTTCTGCGCAGCAACGTATGGCATGTCCGAAGCCAGGCCCATCATCAGATAGGCGGTGGTGGTTACCTGTTCGCCAAGGTTTCGGATCTGCTGCACGCGCTTGGTGACGCCGGGGAACTCCTTGGTCAGCGACCCCATCGCGCCGGTCAACTCGCGTTTCACGTACTGAGAGGTCAACCCGACAGCAGCGCCGGCCAGGTTTCCAAACGCATCCCCTTCGGACAGCGTCGAGACTTTGTCGATGAGTGAGTCCAGGTTTAGGTTAGCGGCAGCGGCCAGCGGATCGGTGAACCCCTGGACTCCGGACAGGATGCCATCCATCAGCGTCGACAGTTCCTTCGCAACGAACTGCGGGAAGATGGTCGACAGGCAGCCTACTGCATGCGTGAGCTCGGCTTCGGTCGGCACCTAGCGCTCCACGTTGGACTGACGATAGTAGTAGTCGAGCTTCTTTTCGATCTGCTTCTTGAGTCCGCGGACCTTCTGCGGGGACATGTTCAGGGCCTTGCCCAGCTGCAGCGGATCTTCTATGACGGGCTTGCCGAAGCCGCTGAACGTGTGCTCCAGGATGAGCTGCTGGTCCGGATTGAGCGATCCGTGCAGGAAGGCTGCCTGCTGCTCGACCATCGAGTTGCCGGCCAGGGTGCCCTCGTGTCCGGCGCTCTCAGCCAGGAAGTCGCTGCGCAGCTCACGGCGAAGCGTGCCGACCATCTTCGGCGTGACCGTCTTCTGACGAAGCGCGGACAGGTCGGGCATGGAGATCAGGACGTCGTCTGCCAGCTCCGCGTCGGAGGGCGGCCGGCCGTGTATCTCGGAGAGCTCGGCTTCGCGCTGCTTGAGCGTGCCGATCAGCCAGGAGCGATCTTCCGGGATGCGCCCGATGTTCGAGTACCGCTGCATGTAGCGGTCCATCTGTCGACCCAGGCCGTAGGTGATGTGAGTCGACAGCTGGGCGCCGCGAGTCGGATCGTAGGTGTCGATCGCCTTGACGTACCGCCGCATGATCTGGCCCTTGATCGCGGCCTTCGGCAAGTTCGAGGATGCGACGTACCTGTTCGTGGCGGAGTTGATGAGTGGCTGGTGGCTGTTCAAGAGCCAGCTGAAGTCTTCGGGGTTCGGGTTGGCGCGCCAGCGCTGCCAGGACTCCATCTCCTGTTGCTTGAGGTCGTCACGCGAGATCCCCTCAGCGGCCGCCTGCTTGGTCAGCCACTCCTCGAGCTCGCGCTCTAGATCTTCCTCAACCTGTGAATCCACGGGCGTTGGCCAATTCCTCTCGGTATGCCTCAATGATAGACCTGCGCAAATCTACCACTTGCTTCTCGGACAGTGGCTGCGTAAGAGGCTTGCGTTCATTCTGTTCCAAGCCGTCGCCGGTCGGCGCCTGGTCCTTGGGGGCCATGGTCTTGCACACGGTGGGGCGATGGCGCCCCTTGCTGGTGCGGGCCTCCTCCTCCTTCTTTTTCTTGGCCAGGTCGGCCACGCGCTTTTGCGCCGCGGCTGCCTGCTCCTTATCCGTCGCTGGGCGAGTTGCCCCTCCTTCGACCGAGAACCAGTCGGCATTAGTTCCCGGCGGAGGCCTGTCCGCCTCGTTGGCGTTGGGGCCATAGCCAGCAGCTTTCAACGACTCCTGCCATAGACGAAATTCGAAGTCGTACATGAGCGGGCGGCCGTTGTACCTGGGGAAGTCAGACGGTCCCGCCTCGGTCACCAGCAGCGCGTTGCGCGTCTTGACGTCGGTTGCCTCTTTGCCGGTGTGGATCTTGGTGTCGAAAATAGGGAATGCGCCGGACATCAAGTTTGGCGCCGGCTTGACGGCGTCGGCGTGTACAGGATCTGCACCGGACACTGCGTCGACCTCCAGGGTCGTGGAGGTGGCGGTTGGCGCCGTCGTCTTTCCTGTAGCTGTTCCAGAATAGCCGGAGCCGACGGACGCGTCGCCTACGAACCTGTCGAGACGAGCTGTTTTATAGTTGATCGTCCTGGACGCTGCCGGGCTTCCGTTAAAGGTGACGGGTACGTCGCCGGTCGCGGCGGCAAGCTCAACTCCATTGTCGAACACCTTGTCGGCGAACTCGCGAGGGGATGCGCCGACGAACCTGAATGCCTGGTCAATCGTCGTGAACGTTCGCTTGGTTCGCTCGGAGGCCATGTCGAACTCGTGACCGTTGTCGCGAGCTAGCCGGTATCGAGAGTTCATCTCGACCACGGCGTCGTGCAACTGGATCGCGTCGTTGGCGGGGATGATCCGATCGCGTAACGCGGCAGGGAGGTCTGCTTCCGTGGCCTTATGATCCTTGGTTGTCTTGGCGGTCAAGGCAGCGGCGATGGCCGCGTCCTGGACCTTGATGTCGGCAGTTTCCTTTTCTGTCGGCGGCTTGAACAGTACTCGCTGAACGACTCCGACGCTCTTTCCGAACCACTCCGCGTAGCGCAGGTCCAGCCCCTCCAGCGTTCGATATGCCTCATCGAACCACTCCGGAACCGGCGGCTGGTTGCCACCCTCGAACACCTTGGAGAAGTCGTAGTTGCCCGCAGCGTCTCGAGCCAAGTCGAAATCAAGCGGATCGCCAAGCTTAGAGCTCTTGAAGATGGGGCGATTGAGATCGATCTCGTCAGTCAGACGGGGGTGGCTGATCGTGTATGAGGTGATGGCCGTGCCGCCAGAATCGATCGAGTGCTGAATACCGTCGAGATAGGCGACGATGTTCATGTTGGCGGCTGAGTCGTCGAGGGCGAGGATGGGAAAGCCGGGGACGGGGCGAATGTTGTATGGCCCGGCCAGCGACGTCTGCCTCGCTACGTACTTGGACTTGAAATACTCGTAGCTCGCCACGTTCTGCAGATACTTTGGGACTCCTCCGGTGCGCGCCCCGGTTGGGGTGCGCTTGCCTGGGTCGGTCAGCGTGAGTGTCGAAGGGGCGGGTGCAAGATTGATGAATTCGTAGACGATTCCACGGATGCGCTCCTCGTTGGTCGTCCAGTCGTAGTCGGAGAATGTGGGGGTCTGGCCGGCACCATCCGCAAATTTCCCATCGGCAGATCGCTTCTTGATCGACTTGCGGTCCGGATCACGGACGAGCGCCTGGAATACCTCGAGCTCGGTCGGGCGGATGAAGCGGACCCCCTGGAGAGCCTGCGCGGACAGCATCGGGATCTGCGGCTGCATCTGCAGTCGCGTCGTCTCCTGCAGGAAGTTCTCCTGATACGCCATGCTGTCGTACATGTTAGGAAATAGGATGTTGCACGTCGGAGGCGACAGCGAATAAACGTGAGGCTTGAAGATGACGCTGCCGATGACATCGTCCTCGGCGGTCTCATATTCGAATAGGTCAACCTTGGCGACGCCGTTGACGTTGCGCTTTACGGTCTTCTTGTTGCGCTTGATGTTCCCGAACGAGTCCCGCATGAAGATGCGGGTCTTGAGGTACGGGGGCGCAGGCACGGAGACCCACTCATGCATGATGGAGCTAAGTAGCTGGTTGACCATCTCGGCCAGATTGGTCTGCCCTCCGGTGCGTCCGGCCAGGCCATCCAGGAAGTCGGACATCATCGCGAGCTCGAACAGTTTCGAGGTGGCGCCGGCCGGCCCGCGAATAATCCGGTCGGTCAGGCGAAATCGGTTACGGACGTTCGTGTAAAACGGGTTCACGTTGCCGACATCGTCGATGGCGGAAATCATGGTGTCCATGAATCGCTCTTCCGGCTGGTCTTTGGCCGCGCCCAGGCGCTGGCTCATGTAGCCGTACGACCCCGTCGAGTTCACCGTCCCGAGCTTGGCGAAACCGCCAGAGTCAGCGGTGACCAGCTGGTCGACGATGTTGCCGCCAGCTGAGGTCAGGTTCAGCCAGAACTGACGAGCCTCGACCCAGTAAACCGAGGGATCTGCGCACTGGACGGTAAAGTTTCGACCTCCGCCTTGACGGCTGAAGCCTCTGGAGATGACGACGCCCTCGAACAGGAGCTTGTAGTCAGACAGGTCGCCGGCCGGGCTGATGTCCCAGGGATCGGTTGTGAAAATATGGATCCACGTCCCGGGCATGATGTGCTTGATCGTGTTGGTCGGGACGAGCTCGATCTGAGCCATGGCCGGGGATCCAATGGTCCCGGACACGTTCGTGTGAACGAGCGCGTTCTCGATGAGCTGCCCCTCGAGGTAGATGCGCAGCTTGACGCTGGTTCCTGATCCGTGGCGGGCCATATGATCAGTCGTATGTAAATGGGATGATGCTGGGCGGCAGTTTTGATCCGGACGAGGTCAGAGAGTCTGACTGGCCGAACGACATTGACGAGCTGGGTCTCTTGGCATCGGTGGCGCCGGAAGCCGCACCGGGCTGCGCTGACTCCCCGGACGTCAAGTCCGTCCCGACGACCACTGTCACGTCGGCGGCGGGGTGGAACCTGTTGGCGAAGTATTCCCTCATCAAGAGAAAGGTCTCGATTCCGTCCTGCCCGCCCGTCTTCGTGACGTCGAGGGCAGCGTTGAGCGATGCGAATACCATGTCCTCGGATTCGGTGCTGCCCGACCTGGCGAACCTGGCGTCGAGGGCAGCGATTGGATTCAGGCTGGACCGGTTGATGACAAGCAGGGTGAACTGAAACGGCACCGCCTTGTCGGCCAGCGCCGACTGGCTGATAGAGCAGTTCATCATGTACCCCTCCACCATGACGTCATCGTATTGCAAGATCATCGTTGCGCGTTGCTTGACGGCCTGAGAACCGCGCAGGAAGTTATCGTAGTTGAACTGGAACTCGTTCTTCCAGTCATGGTTGCTGGCATTGAGGAGCGTACCAGAATAGCTATAGACCTCAGGCTTGCGACCAAAGAAGAAAGCCACCCACTCGCCGAAGGTGTCGATGACCTGGACCTTCTCCTCTCGGGTTTCGTTGACCTGCTCAAGGAAGAACTTGGTGTTCGGTGGAATCAGGTTGATCCACGGCACCTGAGATTCCCCCGGCTTTAGCGCCGCGATCTCCGCTGACTTCCTTCGCCGAATCAACCTGATCGTAGCCGGCTGATCTTTCTTCTCTGATAGCTGCCTGGCCAATGAGTTCTCGCGCAGATTGGTTTCGAACTTGGCCCTCTTGACAGGGGACGCGTTGGACAGCAAGTGGCGAGACTGACGATACGAGTCGTCATTCTGCCAACCATCAAACATGTCAACCTTGATGCTCGGGTCATCGGTCGTGACGTCGACCAGGGAGTTCGACCCCTCCGAGAAGGCGTCAGTGAGGAACAGGTCGTGCTGAACGACCTGGCCGTTGCCGACCGCTCCGACGCCTTCGAGCTGCGCCTGGGTCTCTTCCTTTGAGGTAGATGGCGGTAGATTTGCCATTACGCCTTTCCTCCCCCGTTCAGGCCAGATCTGGACACGGTTGAGTCGAAGCTGCCGGCCCGCAGCTGGATTTGCTCATCAACGGCCAGCGCGATTGAGCGAATTGCCACATGGCCATCCATGGTGCGTCGCAGCAGTTTCTGTTTACGGATACCGATAGGGCCGTAGACCGAATCGAATATTTGGATCGTTGGGTCCGGTGCGTCTCCAAACACCAGCTCGAACTCGGCGCTGTTGTACCGCGGATCCACCAGGTTGCCGTCATCATCGAACGCCGCCAGCGCCGTCAACCTGTATGTCGACCCGCCGCCGACGTACCGCAGGGTCACATAGTCAGGGTGGTTCACGTTGGACATGACCTCCACGATAGACAACGGCGCCGCGCCTTCGGAGACCAAGTCGATCTTCCAGTTGGGCGGGAACAAGAGGTTGCCATCCTGGCGAAGCGGGCGATTGAAGTAAGCGACCAAGACGTTCGGCTGCGGGTTGCGAACCTTGAGTAGCCGAAGACCTGCCCCAACGTTGAAGTGGTAGACGAGCTCGCTCGCCTCGTCGCTGTCGTCCTTGACGTAGACGAACACCTCTTGCCGGCTGCCCAGCGGGAACTGGACGGGGAGTCGGAGTTCGACGTCGATGCCGTTGCCATCGTTCAGCGCCGTAAACATGGTGGCGCCGTTCTGCGCAACTCCGCCCAGGACGTAGGTCACGGCACCGACGGAGATCCTCAGTGTGGCCTGACCTACCAGCGAGTCGTCGGTCAAGCGGATGAAGATCGGGGTGCTCTGCGCAACGTCGGACTCGTCGTCCACTGGTTCCAGTGGAGCGATGACAGGTGGGCCTGGAGGCGGAGTGATGCCCGAGCCCCACTGGGAGTCACCCCACTTGCCCTTGCCGATGCCCTGCGTTCCTGATGGAGGGGTGCTCATTTTCCGAAGTTAGCCTCTACGTGTTGGGCAGGCGGGGCGGCTGGGGAGGAGGTGCCTCCTGGCGGTGGGGGCATCCCGCCACCAGACGTACCGCCGCCGCCAGAGACGCCAGGAAGCGACGAGATGCGCTTATCCATCGCTTGAATCATGCTGGCGGTGCGCTGCAGTGACTTGTTGATCGCGGTCATCGCCTGCTCCTGTTCGCCGAAGCCGATGGCATGGGAGGCGGAGGCCGGGCCATGGCGCTTAGCCTTCAGCTGGTCGGTAGTCTTGATCTGGCCGAGGACGCCATCTGCGATGCTCTGTCCCTCCGTGGAGAAGTCCTTGTCAATCTTGGCCATCTGCTTGGCCTTGTCCGCCTCCGACAACTTCGGCAGAGGGACGCTGAACCAGCCCAAGTCCATCGTGCCGGTTCGGATTTCCTGTGCCTGCCTGTCGTGCTTGGCCACGCCGTCCTGGGTGTGGAACCTCTTGGTCACGTCGAAGTCCTTCATGTTCAGCTTCGCGACGTCTTCGCCGCGATGGTGAATCAGGTACGACTCATAGGCCAGCTGGGCCTCGGTGTTGGCGCCCTTGAAGTTTCCTCTGCGAATCATGTCCTCGACGCCACCCTTACCTGACCAATGGTCCTCGCCGCGCATTCCCTTCGCGGTGACGGTGGAGGCGTCTAGCGGACGTCCGTCGCCAAACGCCCTGGCGATTACGTGGCTGTATACCTTGTCATAGGCCTCCAGGGTGTCGGCTCCTGCGGCGCCCAGGGCCGCCGTGATCTGCAGGGCTTGACCCTTGAGCTTGTCCATGGGAACGCCTAGGGCGCGCAGCGTAGCGCCCTGTAAGTCATTCTCTCCGATCGCCCCGTTCTCAAGGCCCTTCATCGCCCGCGCCCTCTCCTTTGGATCCTTGATGGCGCTGAACAGCGAGCGCGCGTTGGCGTTGAACACGATAGCCGCATCCCTTGCTGCTTCGGCGCCAGGGTCCTTGGCGATGGTCTCGATGTTCTGGCCCATGGCCATGATCAGACGGTCCTGCGTGGAGAGATGGTCGCCGGTCTTGCTGATGTCAGCGCTCGCCTCTAGCTTGATCCTGCCGGACGCATCCGGATCCATCCCAACCTGGTAGGCGATGTGATCGGCGTAAGACAGCTCCTTCTTGGTCAGCGGCAGGCCTCCATAATTCATGGCCGCAGCTTGATACTGCTTGGCATCCCAACTCAGCCCGCCGGCTTGAATGGTTCCAACTCCAGCTGCGACCGGGGTCATTCCGGACAGGCGAAGCGCCGTCTCGGTCATGGCCGTCGCGCGTTTGCTGCCACTCGTCCAGCCTAGCGTCATCCCACTTAGGTCCGCTCCTGCCGTCCTGGCAGCGGTATCTGGATCGAAGTCGATGTATCCCATCTTGGCCTTGATGCCCGCCTCAGTCTTGTCGTAGGCGGCGGCACCCTCCATGGTGCGGCGACGGATCCCTTCTTCGGTGGACTCGAAAATGTTGCCGATTCCGTTAAAGACATCGCCTATGACGCCCGCGGCGGCACGAGCATTTTCAACAACAAGGCCAACGCCTGCTCCGACGATGGCGCCTGGAATTCCGCCACCAAGCACCGCTCCTGAGATGGCGCCCGAGACCGCGCCGCCCAGTCCAAAGCCGGGGCGGTCATCGCCCGGGATGGCAGACATAGTGGCGCCCAGCCTGGTGTCCTGGCTCCCATCGGCCAGAGCGGCAATCTGCCGACGCTTGGTCTCAGCGCTCGATCCACCGCCGCCGGGGCGGTGCTCCAGGCCGCCGATGTACGCTTCGGCCTGTGTGCCGGTCATGCCGTACATGTTCATCGCGGCCATACGCTTGGCTTCGTTGCCGGACATTCCCGGCATCAGGTCAGAGATGATGTCGCTCATCCCCTCGATCTGATTCATGGCCATGGCTCGGATGCCACTAGAGCCGATGCTGCGGCGATACTCGTCGCTGTGAACCTGGAACTTGCCCATGTTGGAGATCATGTCGCCGCCCTGGGACATGGCGTCGAGGGCCTGTCCGGGCAAGTCCATCATGCCCCCCAACGGCTGACCACCTCGAGCGGCCATCAGCTGCATCATTCCCATGGGGCTGGAGGCCGCCGCCAACTGCGTTCCGCCGATCAGCGCCGCGACTCCGGTGCGACCGCCAAGAATCGTCATCTCCTCACCGGAGATGCCGGACGCCGACGCCTGACCGAGGGCCCCGGAGAACAGCTGCCCGCCCTGCGCCCCGGTGAACCCCATGCCACGGGCCGTGGAGGCTCCCATGCCGTACATCATCGAGCCCAGGCCGCCATCGCCGCCGACGCCAGTAGCGCGCATAAACCCCTCTTCCAGGGTCAACCCCTTCTGGGTGGCGTTCTTGATGACCTGGGTGGCCTGCGAGAGAGAGCCGTGCACCATCTCCGCCCCCTCGCGGATGGCGGCGGCATAGTCCATGTACTGCTGCTTTGCCTTACCTGGATCGGTCGAGCTCGGAAGCATCCCATTTTCGCGAGCCAGGGCCATGATGTCGCCGAACTGGTTCGGGTCCATCTTGATAGACATGGAGGCATCGCGCGCAGCCAGCCCCAGCTCTGCCTGCTGCGTTCGCGTAAGATTCCGGCCGGAGCCAACGATGTCTCCCATCTCCTTGGCCGTCCCAACCCCTTGCCCGATGTCGGCAAAGTGGGCTTGGATCTTGTCAGAGACATAGTTCATCGCGACCAGCCCGAGGCCCACGCCGCCGGCCAGCCCGCCGATAGCGGCACCGGCGCCGGCTGCCTCGGCCCCGAACATGCTCGTCGCGGCAGCGCTACCGGCCCACCCACCGGCTGCTGTGCCGACCCAGGACCCGGCTCTGTCGGCAATGAGACCGCCGCCAATGGAGGCGATCGAGCTCTGCGCCGCCATGGAGGCCGCCTGGCGAGCCTGGATGGACCGTTCGATGTTGTTCCCGGTAACGGCCATGGCGAACTCGCCAGCCGAGACGCCGGGCGGGGCCATGCGCCCCGCCATCGCCATGCCATCCGGGCCGGCAACCAGGCCCTCCTGGGCTAGCGTAGTCTGCGCCCCCTGCATGCCGTAGTGCGGCGAGTAGGCAATGGCGGGGTCCGTGTAGGTGCCACCCCGCCCGCCGCCCATCCCGCCCATCGCCCCCATCATCTGGTTCATGCCAGTGGAGACGCCGCCGCCGAAATTGGTCTGAGCCAGGCCACCGCCGCCGAAGCCACCGCCGCCCAGGGCCATGCCGACCTGGGAACGGATCTCCGACAGGCCAGACATGATCTGGCTGGTGTCGAGGCGTGCGACGTAGTTGAACTCAGTAGCCACTCTATCTCCTGCCGACCGGCTTCTTCTGTTTCAGAACGTTCTTCATTCTCCCCCAAGATCCCTTCTCGAGCGAGTTTCCCACAGGGACGATCGAGTATGCCTTCTCTTTCTCTGCCTCCATGATTTCCATGGCTCTCTCGACCGCGTTTGCTCGCTCCTTGCCGACCTCTGGGAACATCTCCTCGATTAACTTACGCAGCGCTCCTTGCGCCTTGTCTGGATTCACTGCCGCCGTGCAGACCGCGATGGTCTGGTAGAGGCTGATTCGCTGCTGTTTCCTCCACGCCGCAATCGCTAGGCTCTCACTGAGGCTGCCGTACTCAACGTCAGTCCCTTGGACCAGGTGGAGGTACACCCGCGCCCATCCCGAGGGAGAGCCTAGGACCCCGAGAAGGAGTCTTCTTTCTTCAGGTGGTCGGTCAGGGCCTGGTTGAACAGCGTGACCTTGCTAGACACGATGTCGACGAAGCCTGATCCGCGCTCTTCGAACCACTTCATACGGTCGGTTAGCGATTCGCCGATCGACTGCCCGTCCAGTTTCTGGACCGCCATAGCGGCAATGGCCATCGCATTCATCTGCCGCAGAAAGAACTCGCTAACCTGCTTCTCTTTGCCATCTTTGGTCTTGGACCAGTCGCCGTTCATGATGAACGTGTCGATCTCCTTGAGGTCCTTGGCCTGCGACGACCTGACTGTGACGATGTGACTACCCAGGACCTTGAGGTCGCGGACCACATAGCCGCGGAAAATATAATCCTGTACATCGGCATCGGTGAAGGCGGCGATGCCAAGCTTCTTCTCGATGCCGCCATGCAACTGATCGAACCCGCATTTGGCACAAAAGGCGGCGCTTCGCGGAACCTCTGCGCGACAGAAGGTGTTGCGGCAGCTCAGGTCTTCCGCGGCCTCTGCCACAGGCGCGGCCTCCACCTCTGCCGCCGGACGTGTCATCCGCTTAACATTCTCGGGAGCCGCTGAGCCAATTCCGGCTGGCATGCTCGGCTGGCGTGACTTCTGCTTATCCAGCTGCTCTTGGATATCCGGGGGCAAGTTTGACATATCGATCCTTTTGATTCACCGGGTTGTAGCCGGTCCAGTGTAGGCCGCGACGACGGCCCGGTCAACGCATCCCCGGTCGTCCGGCATAAGGAACTCAAGGAGGATTCCATGTCCCGGTACACCATTTCTCAGTCCTATCAACCCACCCAAGATGAGCTCAACCGCTGGGCTCGGGAGGCCGAGTGCTTCGCCCACCAGGCCCCGAATCCCAATGCCCCGTCCAGCAGCAACGCGGCTCGAGGCTGGGGCGTCGCGCGCGACCTCAAGCCGCCGGTCGATGCCGTAGCCTTCGTCACCGGCATGTTCAAGCGCGACGTTGGCGGCGTTCCGACCAGCGCCGAACTCCGACCGGAGTTCATGTGGTCGATCTTCAGCATCTGCATGGCCCACTTCCTATGGATGCGAACCCCGCCAGGGGCCGAATGGCTGATGCGCCTGTTCGGCGTGGAAGAGGTTCCACCGTTCACGGCGGCGTACGTCTATCACTACCTGGACCGCTCCAGGCTGATTGCCGGTGAACCGACTCGCGTTCTGCTCGATGAGGGTAGCGGTGTCCAGCTGCGCATCTTTCGGACCTGCGAAAGGAAGCTCGATCCGCCCATCACCTCACAGCACGACGAGCGCATCGCCGCCATGCAGCAGATCTTGCGCAACCACCGCGACCCCAACTCCAACGAGCTCATCGCCGAAGGTACGCCGGACATGTACCACTGGGTCAGCGAGCAGCTCCAGGAGTGGTTCCTGGAGACCAAGGCGGACCCGAACTGGCCCAGCCGGAAGCCAGATCGCATCACCGGCCATCAGTGGGCCAAGTCAGTAGAGCGGCGGCCCGGCGTCCCATTCTACGAAGCGCTCCACTATGTGGAGCTCCACAAGGGCCGATGCTACCGCATGAAGGATTCACAGGGCGGCGTCCTGTGGTGCGGCGGAAGTGACATCCGGTTCATGTTGAAGCCGGACTATCACCGGGCCAACCAGGACATGTCCGAGCATCAGATCCAGTCCGTCTACAGCTGCTCGAGCTGCCGAAAGATTCGGCCCTGCACGCCGGTTACTGGCGGCCAACACATGTGCTGCCACTGTCTGGGGACGGTCTCGGAGCGGGAAGATCGCAAGACGCTCGACTGGTGCACGATGAAGGAGTGTTCGCGCTGTACCGACCACATCGAAAACAACTCAGACCTGATCAACCTCAAGAACAGACTGAACAGGGAGGCCGCCTTCCCCGTACGGAGATAGGGTGACGCATGCGAGCTCTGGTCGAGAAGGGGAGGATCCAGATCCACTTCGAAGGAGATGATGAAAGCATGATCAGGCAGCAGGAAGCCCTGCTGTCGATCGGCTCGATCACCTTCTCCGAAGTGGAGCTCGGCCGCGCGTCCTGCGCGCTTAGCGTACAGAATTTCAAAAAGCTGCGGCTGGCCGGCTGCAAGCTCGGCGACGACGACCACACCCGAGCGGTCGTTGCCAAAATGGCGGCCGGGCGGGGCGTCTATGACGAGGACACGGCCCGGGCGGCCAAGGCCAAGGCTGGGGTAGTTCTCGTCCAGAACTACAGCTTCAAGCTGCCGCCGTTCGACCACCAGAAGATCGGGTTCCAGTTCCTGCACTCGATCAGGGAAGCTGCTTTGTTCGGCGACTGCGGAACCGGCAAGACCTTCATGGTCCTGACCTTCGGCGACAGCCTGCTCAAGGCCGGAGAGCCTTGGGTATTCCTGGTCGTCTGCCCGGTCAACCTGATCAAGCACGTCTGGATCGAAGACGCGGGCAAATTCTCAGACCTGACCACGCTGTCCCTGCGCGAGAAACCCACCACCGTCTCGGCCAAGGACTGGAGAGCCGGAGCCGACAAGAAGGATCCGGGCGCCAAGGCAGCGGCGATGGTGGCGGCCAAGAAGCGTCACGGGGCCAAGCTGAAGGACCGGTTCGGGCAGGACGTCGACCTCTACGTCATCAACCCAGAGAACATCCGGGACGCCAAGAAGGAGAAGCGAGTCGTCGATCTCTGCAAACGCAGGCGGGCGGCTGGGATGCAGGTCTGTCTGATCATCGACGAGAGCTCCAAGCTGAAGAACCGAGCATCAGCTACCTACAAGGCGCTGACGCGCATCCGGGCTTACTGCGAGCGCTGCATCATCATGACAGGGACGCCGTCTCCCAATGGAGTCCTGGACCTTTGGTCGCAGTTCTCGGTGCTCGATGGCGGCAAGACTCTCCATCCTTCGTTCATCGACTACCGGGCCGAGGTGGCCAGGGAGATCACGCTACGCGGACTCAGCTATGTCGGGCGCGGAGGCAAGAGCATCCCGGTGACCAAGTGGGAACAGCGTCCCGGGGCAGCGATGGATGTCTATCGGAAGATCGAGCCCAGGATGATCAGGTTCCGTACCGAGGATTGCATCGACCTGCCGCCAACGCGCTTCATCATGCGCGACGTGACCATGAACGCGGAGCAGTCGTCGGTGTATGCGGACATGGAGGACATGTTGTTCGCCGAGCTCGAGGGGCAGCCGATTACCGCCAGGGTCGCGGCGACCAAGCTCCTGAAGCTTCGTGAGGTGACGGGCGGCTTCGTCATCGCGGACTCGGGCAAGGAGATGCCACTGGGAGCGGACTCGCCCAAGATGGTGGAGTTGGACGAACTGCTGGAGCAGTCCATCGCCGACAAGATCGGCGACGACGGCCCGCCGTCCAAGGCCCTCATCTGGGCGCAGTACCAGTGGGAATGCAAGACGCTGGTCAAGAGATACGAAAAGCTCTACGGAGCCAAGGGGCTGTTCGGTGGCATAAGCAGTGGAGGGAAGGACGCTGCCATCAAGGCGTTCAAGGAGGATCCGGCTTGCCGAATCTTGGTCTGCCACCCTGCCAGCGCCGGCCATGGGCTGACACTGATCGAAGCCAACTACGCCTTCTACTACTCGATGTCCTACAACTTCGAGGAGTTCTACCAGAGCTACCGCCGCATGACCCGGCCGGGGCAGAAGCGGCACATGACCTACTACTTCCTGGTAGTGCCGGACACGATCGACGAAGAACTCGTCGACGCTATCCGCGCCAAGAAGAACCTGTCCGACCTGATCACCGACGGCAAGTTCAGCCGAGATGAGCTAATCGGAAAACGGGGAGACCGCCCCACAACCATGTCCGTCGACTGGGAGGTGCCGCTTGCATCTGACGCCGATCCGACTCGACGAGCCGCTCCAGGAGAAGATCCTTCAGACCCTGCTTGATGGCTCGGCATCTACCTCGCAACTCTCGCAATACACCAAGCGCAAGCTGAGCCTGGTTCGCCGCGAGCTCATTCACCTGCACCACCTCGGCATCATCAAGATCGTCGCCGTCCACGATGTCCACGGAGGGATCCCAGCCAAGTCCTACTTCCGGGACTACGTTTGGGAGATGACCGACCATGGGCGGCGCCACGACAATCTCAGACGTGGATGCTTCGCCTGCACCATCCGCAGCCTGCGGTTACTACGAGCCGGAGGACTAGCATGAACACATCGGCCGCGCTGCGACTGCTGGCGGCGGCGAACGACGATGCGGTCCTGGCCTCCTGGGCGGCGGTGTTCGACGAGCACAAGATGTCGCCTGAGTGCGATGTCTCGCCATACGACTGCTGGGAGGTGCTCCAGGGGTTCCTGTCATCAGGCGTCCTGTCGCCGCTCGAGTACAACAGTGTCGACATGAAGCAGGCGTTCTTCGCCGGAGGGAGACCAACCAACGACTCTATCCAGGTCGTCCTCGACCGATTGAAATACCTACGTTCCAACCGAGAAATCAAAGAGGAGGTTTACGTGTCCAGTACGCCGCATCAGTTCGAGGCTTTCACAAACGGGTCTGGGCTGGCCACCAGATCGGACTCAGCCCTCTCTGGTCCTCCTCGACCGAGTGCTGCATTGCCCCAGGCGAGAGTGGCGCCGGGTGGGATGATCGCCATGCAGCCACAGCAGGCAATGCCGGCTCGCGATTTCAAGGCAATCGCCAGCGCCCCATCGCCGCAGATGCCCTGCCGCAGTGTCGATGCCAAGCTCTACCGTGGCGTAGACGGCGAGATCAACGTGCAGCTGCTCTGCTGTAACCAGGAGATCTCGCTGATCGCCGACGATGAAGACATCATCGACGACGAGATGATCGACGGCGAGGAGTACCAGATGCACGAGTACATGTTCCACGGCGAGTGCAAGTCATGCGGATCGATCTTCCACAACAGCATGGCGCGGTCGGTTCCGCGCGCAACCTACTAGGGGCGCGATGTTCCGCATGCGTTCGGACGATGAGCTCGTCCGCTATCGGATGCGCCCGCCCTGTCCTCGCTGTCCGCGCAAGACCTGGCCGACGTGCGGGCTCGATGGACAACTGGTCTTTCGCTGCTTCGTGCACGGCCACTGGGTGCCCGACGTGGTCGAGGATGACACGGGGCACCGACTGCCATTCTTCCGCTGGCGCATCTACGACTGGAGATTCCTCTAGGTGTATGCTGCGTCGCAATGACCCCCACATCACTAGCCGACGCCGATGAACAACGGCGCCGGCTCACGACCGAAGTCCAGGAACTCCAGGCCCAGCTTGGAGACAGACAACGATCAGACAACGCCGGGCGCAGGCTCGGCACCCAGGAATATTGGAGCTGGAAGCGGCAGGCCAGAGATCTGCTCACCCAGAAGCTGACCGACCTCCGAGAGGTCAAGGACTGGATCCGCGACAACCGCCACGCCCTGCCACCAGGTCCGCTGTCCCCCGACGCCTTCGCATTCGTGGGGCAGCTCGAGTCGCTGTACCTGATTCTGCGCGACCTGCGCAACGAGGACGTGGACTTCGACCAGGCAGAGATCGACAAGATAGAGGCAGCCAGGATGCTCTTGGCCGCCTCCGGAACCCCTAGACAGAGAGAACTCTATGCCCAAGATCAAG